CAACAAAAAGGTATCAGTTCTAAAGTTGGTAAAGGGTATGCGGGTAACGAGGGAACATACAACGGTGGTTATAATTTAAGAAGATGGAACGTGTTTACTGAAACAAACTTAGGTAATGTGGCAAAACCACATGGAAATTGTGGAGAAGAAAATTTTACTCTGGGACAAGACCATCAGTATATGCTAGGGAATTATGATGGTTTACAAAATAACACAAGTTGGAAATTTATTTATTCAACAGACACGGGAACTGTTAACCCATCTGGTTTAGCTCCGGGAGTTAATGGGGGAACATCATCTGGACATTGTGGTTGGAGAACATAAAATTTGTATTTATAAGATATGCTACACGAAAATATAGAAATAAGTGGTTCGTTAAGAGGACAAGGGGTAACCAAACCACCAATAGGGACAAGAGCCAATAGACCAGGTAGTCCACAAACGGGTTCTTTATATTTAGAACAAGCTGCTAGTGGTAGCTTTTTAATGGTTTATGTTGGTGTAAGTAATAACGATAGTGGTTGGGTTAGAGTATCATCCCAAGTAAATGCCAATGTTAGTTTTAAATTCAGACAGATAATTAGTACATCTTTCCTTGCTGGAGGTTATAAAAACTCTTCTCCTTGGAAAAATGTCCACAAAACAATTAATGCGACCGATCAGACAACACACATTGGTGAGTTATTAGATTTTCCTGCGTCGTATACATCTGGAGCTTGTAGTAAATATATTTTTTTTGTTTGGTCTGTCAATGAAGACAACGCTTTTAAGGGGCCAAGTGATGTTAATGGTGTGAGAACATCTGCAATTAATATGGCAAACGATACCAAGTATGCACATAATTCTAAGTTTAACATAACAACAGCTAGAAGCGATGTTGGAACTATGCACAAAGAAACTGAAATTGCATATCTATTTACAGGCGGTAGCTCCACTGTTGAAAAATTTGACCTAAGTACGGAGACAATTGCAACTGGTTTTAATTTATCAACAATAAATGGTGGTGATGGTGGTTCAGCATTTTCTGATGAAAATTTTGGATACGGTTGGACATCTAGTGAAGGAATTAAAATGAGTTTTGCCACAGAAACATTTACATCATCTGGAATGTGGGGGGCACATTCACAACAGAAGGGAATAAGTTCTAAAGTTGGAAAAGGTTACGCCGGAAATGAGGGGTCTTATAGCGGCGGTTACAATCTTAGACGATGGAGCAACGCGAACGACACCAATCTCGGTAACGTAACAAAACCACATCCAAACTGCGGCGAAGAAAATTTTACAATGGGACAAGATCACCAATATATGTTGGGTAATTATGATGGCGCTCAAAATAATACAAGTTGGAAATTTTATTACTCAACGGACACCGGGACGACCAGCGTAAGCGGTCTAGCCCCTGGCGTAAATGCGGGGACATCATCCGGACATTGTGGTTGGAGAGCATAAAAATAATTAAATTATGATATACGAGAATTTAGAAGTTAGTGGTAGTTTAACATCAGATAGAGTTATTAATAGACCACCTAAAGGAACTAGGGCAAATAGACCAAGCTCTCCGCTATCCGGATCTTTATACTTAGAGGAATCTAACAGCGGTAGTTTTTTAATGTTATATACCGGGGTATCAAATATTGATAATGGATGGGAAAGAATTGCGGCGCAAGAACCTGTGCCAATAGCATTTAAATATAGACAAATTTTAGCATATACATATTTGGCTGGAGGTTATAAAGACGCGTCACCATGGAGAAACGTTCATAAAACAACAAACTCAACGAGTCAAACAACACACATTGGTGAGTTGTTGGATTATCCAGTTTCTTATACCTCTGGCGCATGTAATAAAACAATATTATTTATTTGGTCCGTAAATGATGATGGGGCATGGAAAGGTCCTGATAGTGTTCATGGAACCAGAACATCTGCCATCAACATGTTTAATGATACAAACTACGCACATCAAACAAAATTTAATACTGGTATAGCTAGAAGTGACGTCGCTACCATGCAAAAAGAAACCGAGTTCGCTTATTTAATTTCAGGCGGATCTACTTCAATTGAAAAATTTAATTTATCAAATGAAAGTTATGTGAGTGGATTTGGGGTAACATCTATTAATGGTTCTGACGGAGGTGGTGCGTTTTTTGACGAAAGTTTTGGTTATGCTTGGACGTCAAGTGCCGGTATTAAATTTAACTTTTCGAATGAAACACCAAGTTCTTCTACTCACTGGTCAGCACACGCTCAACAAAAGGGAATAAGCTCTAAAGTGGGTAAAGGTTACTGTGGTAACGAAGGTTCATACAATGGTGGCTACAATTTAAGAAGATGGAGTAACGCCACAGATACAAACATTGGCAACGTAGCAAAACCTCACCCCAATTGTGGTGAAGAAAACTTTGGAATGGGCCAAGACTGGCAATACATGTTAGGGAATTATGATGGCACAGGTCAAAATAACAGTAGTTGGCAATTTGTTTATGCAACAGATACTGGATCAAATGCAGTTACCGGATTAGCGCCTAGAGTTAATGCTGGAACATCATCTGGGCATTGTGGATGGAGATAATAGTTGACATTATGAAAAAATTTGAGTATATTAAATAAAAAAACAAATATGGAACAAGGTTACAAATATGACAGATCTAACTTCATCAATAATCCTTTTGATGAAAAATTAATGCAAATATCTGAAGACATGTCTTTCGCACTACCAAAATACAAAGCATACAATTTCGTTGGCGGGGCACAAATAACACCATATGCAAGATTAAAACAATGGCTTTTGGAATTAAGAGGTAGGGAAGATGCTGTTGAACATTTGGAATATACAGTAAGAAAAGCAGAACTAGAAATTCAAATGGATGAGGAGAGTAAAGAATTTATTACCGACGCTAAAAGAAAAGAAATGGTTGATTTAACCATTGCCGACAAACGTGTTGATTTAAGAAAGTTTAAAAGAAATTTAAAAGATGCATATATTGAAAGACAAGGGTTTATAGATTTGATTAAAGAATATTTGGAAACAGATGATGCTGTTCTTCCAGATGGCACAAAATTAATTGACGTTTTTGGTAACAAAGCATTGGAAGAAAAATATGAACATGAATATTGGACAGTTCGTATGGCTAAACAAGCTATGTTAGATATGATTTCATATGGTAGAATTGGTACTGGTAACTTAGATTCAATTCTTATGATGGACCCAGAACAACAAAAGCAAGTCTTAACACTAGCTTCAGCATATACAATTTCAATTGACAAAAACATTAATCAATTAATGTCAGAAGCAACAACAAATAATTTTTCAATTGAAGAGTCATTAAAGAATCAATTGAAATTAACAGAGCCGAATAAAATAGAAACAGAAAAATTATTATAATGACACACATACTTTTTAAAGTTCAAGGAAATGTTCCAGGTTACATACACGTAGTTGGAATGTACTTAAATTACAATTATGGTAGAATAGCAGATGAATACAACGACATGAGAGTTGAATTAAACAAACTTGGGGCGATCGTTATACCAGAAGAAGTCGCTAGAGGATTTGTTTTTGCGGACATATATAAAGATTATATTAGTGTTAGAACTAACTCACATATTATGGATGAGATTCCGCAGTTAGCAGAATCTGGTGAAGTAGAAACAGAAAAAGTAAAACATTTTCTCACGGATGAAGACAAAGCATCTAGTGTAGCATTTAACAAAGCTGTTATGAAAAAAGTAGTTGCTGATAGATTCTCTGAAAGGTATAAAGAACTTATGCTTGATGCTTCTGTGTTAGAAAAAGACACATGGGAAGAACAGAAAAGAGAAGCGTTTGGTTGGATTGCAGATGATGATTATCAAACACCAATTATTGATATTTTATCTGCTGGCAGAAATATTGATAAAGCAACATTCATACAAAAAATAATTAACAATGTCACATCGTACAATACAAAATTGGCTAATTTATTGTTAGAACAACAACTATTAGAAGAAAGAATTAAAGCATGTGAAACTATTGCTGATTGTCACAGACTTAAGCATGAGAAGTTTGGCGTTGCAATGAGTAAGCAACAAAGAGAAGATGAAAATGTTGAAACAACTCCTCTTACATTGAAAATGGACTTTTAAATTATAGTTAATGAATTTAGCGATAAATGGAACTTGTGCTAAAGGTTGTTCATTTTGTTTTACTAAAGAAGACGCAAGGTTAAAACACACATTAGGTGAAATGGATATAGAAATGGTCGATAAAATTATCGACCATTATCGTCTAAATAACTCTAATGAAGAAATTACAATACTTGGGGGTGAACCAACACAGCATTCAAATTTTATTGGGATATTAGATCATATTTTTGCTAGAGGGTTTAAAGTAAACCTTGTTAGTAATTTTTTATTTAGTAAAACCACCAGAGAATACTTGATAGAAAATATTAAGAACATTAGGTGGGCGTTCCCCAATGCAGCAGAACTTAATGAGAAAAATAGAATGGTTTTATTTAAAAAAAACTATCTAGAAATTTATAAAGCATATGCAAATACATGGGGATTTGAAAATCACCCAAGACTTTACTTGGCATTGACTATGTCAAGCGATTGGAAGAGTAGAAATTTCTACGAATATGTAAAGTGGATGTACCATGAACTAGATGGTAAAATAAACGCAATAAGACTTGGATTAGATTTGACAGGAACTTATCTCATCAACAATAAAGAGATGGGAGAAGAAATGACCAAAATACTTAAATTTGGTTTGTATAATCAAATAAAGATCACATCAGATTGTCAGGTACCCCCATGCTTATGGGAGGGCAAAACAAAAAAAGCTGTTCAAGAGAATTCGTTAAACTTCGCAACCTTTAAAATACCTGAGTATGAAACAATATGCGGCTTTATGCCGTTGGATATTTTTCCAGACGGAAGTTCAATTCACTGTTACCCGTTAGAAGATAAAGTAAAAATCAAAAACGTTTTGGAAATATCGGGGGAAAATAGTATATTAGGTCTGAGGGAAGAGTTTGATAAACTCTATATCGATAATCATAAAAATTATTCAATCCCACAGGATTGTTTAGATTGTGTTTTTTATAAAACAGAATGTAACGGAATATGTGGTGGTTGTATGGAAGGTAGCAAATGACAAAGAAAATATTTTCAATACCGTTTAATCCGATGTTAACGGAGGATATGTTTATAAATGAGTTTTATCCATTCTTAGAAAGAAATAAAGAGTGGATCTATGACATTTATTTCACATGTAGAATCCCACCATTCACGCAGGATGCGATGGGTGCAGTATTCAAAGAAGAGGACAGAGATATTGTATTTGAAAATGCAATGATAATTCAAAAGTCTTTGGGGATTAAAATAAGTGCAACATTTAACAATGTTAACATCTCACCAAATTTTCAGAATTATAAATTGTTTGTTGATAATCTAAAACCCTTATATGAAAAGGGTTTGAGGTGCATAACCATACCACATGGTCACTGGGTTGCAATGGGGTTAAAGAAACATTTTCCTGAGATGGAAATTAAAAATACCATATTAAGAAAGGTTGCAACTGGACAAGACTTTTGGTATAATGCTGATCAAGGGTTTGATTATATTAACCTTGATAGAATTTTAATGAGAGATGTCGAAGAACTAAAAAACATCAAAAGAGCACAATTAAAATACCAAGAAGATAAAGGTAGATATGTGAAAATATCGTTGCTTGTAAATGAGGGTTGTTTGGGTAGATGCCCAGTAATGGATGAACATTACACATACAATAACTTAAGAACAAATAATGAGTTACCATACTTTCATCATGAGATATCTAAAGTAACTTGTGAGCATAAATGGGAAAAAGATATCAATGCATTCTTTTTTAAGACTGGGACAATTCCACCATTTAAAGAAGAGTTTGATGAGTTCTTGGAATATATCGATGTGTTCAAAATGCATGGTAGGGATAGCTTCAATCGTTTAAAAGAAACGATGGAAATTGTTGACTCATATGTTCAGGGTAAAGAAGTTCTATCAGATACATCACACATTTATCTTGACGGTATTCCTCATGAAGAACTAAAGGGTTGGAGAAATAAAATAAAAAAATGTAAATTCCAATGTTGGGATTGTAACTATTGTGATATTGTTGCAGACCATAAAAAGAAATCATATGGACTTAGTTAAACATATCGACGATTCAATTGAATGGGGCGAATTAGAAGTATCTAAATTGACTCAAGATATTTTAGATATACATGGAATCACCAGTAACAAGGTGAGATCTTTTCTCAATAACATTTGCAACATTGATAATGCAACATATCTTGAGGTTGGTGTATTTCGAGGGGCCACATTCTGTTCCGCCATTTATGGTAATAACATTTACTCAATCGCAATAGATAATTTTATGTCGCCTAATCTAACACCTAAAGGAGTGAGCCAAAAATTAGGTAACTATTATAAACACAATATTGATATTTTACCACAAGAAGATTTTTTAAATAATGTTAAAAAATTTGGCGACGTTAAAAAAATATCAGTATATAAAACAGATTATCACACATTTGATTTTAAATCATTATCAAATGTGGACATCATTTTTTATGATGGTGAAACAAAATACCATGACCAATATGTTGCATTAACAAATATGTTACCGATTTTCTCAGATGAAACAATTATTATAATGGATGATTGGAATTGGGATAGTGGAGCCTTTGAAAAATTTGTTGAGGACAATAATTTATTTATAAAACACTCTAGACAATTATTCACATCTGGAGAAGATTCTAAAGACTTTTGGAATGGTTTAGGTATATTTTTAATAGAGAGATAGTTGATTATGTAACATTTTTTGTTTATATTAATAATAATTGTAAGGGGAGGTGGGTGAGTGGTTTAAACCGACAGCCTCCGAAGCTGTTATTGGACTTAACATTCAATCGAGAGTCCGAATCTCTTCCTCCCCGCAATTTTATAAACTTTTCTTAAACAAAAACAAAATGAGAAAAACAATCACAATGCTATCGCTAATGTTAGCACTATTGTTTACTACCACTATGTCATTTGGACAAAAAGGCAACAGTACAACTCAAAAAGACACAGCTTCAATAGAATTAAAAGAAGTTGTTGTTGTTGGTGGCACCAACTATCAGGTGCAACAAGTAATAAAAAATCCGAAAGTATATTTGAACTCTGCACGCATTCAAGAAACAAGTCCGGGACAATTAAGTCCATATGTTGGTGCGTTTACTGGTAATCAAGTTGACCAATCAATTAATGGTATTAGGGTTAATAACGGTTTGTTTAGAACCGGGCCAAACCAATATTTTGGATGGGTTCCATTAGAATTTACAAAGTTAATTTCTATTACAGATGGTGGTAATATTGGTGGAACAATCGAAAGAAAGGTTGGGGTACAATCATCACATGTTGGATTAAATTATGTGGGTGGTACGGATGGATTTAGCCAATCAGCATCTTATAAAGGTAAGAAATTTGGTATTGGTTTTAACAACATCGATTATGGTAATGTTATATCTCCAGATAGTACATTTCAACACAGTGCTTACAACCAAAAAGCATTGGTGTCTGAAGCCAACTGGTCTTCAACACAAAAAACAACTTTAATTTTTTCACAATCAAATGATTTAGAAAGAACAGATAGATGGAACGGTGGTTTCAGAAGTTCTGGTTATCAAAGACCGGCGGTTTATACGTGGGAACTACAAAGATATTTGTTTGTTAATCATGAGATGAATTTAAACAGACTACGCGTGAATCTTGCATATCAAAATAGTGCGGAAGATATTTTAGATGGGACAAAAAAAGTTGCTAGTCGTCTAGAAGCATATACCGCAAATCTTGAATATCAATTACCACATTCATTTAGTATATATTCAACAAACACAATTGAAAAAATCAGATATGAAAATGGTTTAGTTGGCGGGGTATCAAACGATGATTATAAAACAACAAAGCATGGTATTCGTTGGATTAATGAAATTGGTAAAGTAAAAGTTTACACAAGTTTAGGATTAAAGAATGTTCAAATAACTGATATTGATCCATTTAATGGTTTTGAATATTCAGCAATTGTTGGATACAAAGGTCTATTTGCAAGTTATGACAATAGCTTAAACGCACCAAGTTATTTGATGATTAAACAAGCAATGACAAATGGTAGAGGCACACAATTACCAAACCCGGATTTAATACAAGAGAGAGGTCAAACATATCGATTTGGTTATAAAAGAAGTAATTTATATTTTGATGTTTACTTCAAAGAATTAGATGATGCATTTAATGTAACCGTACTATCGACAAACGTATTTAGGACCGATAACATTGGTGGTGTCTCAGTAAATGGCACAACTTTAGGTTATTTTAATGATAGTTTGTTTGGAACTAAACTAGGTGTGAATGCTAGAGCAGAATATATTTATGGTGTTAAAAGATTAACAGGAACAACAGAACCAGTTGATAAAACAGTACCATATTTTGGCTACATCAAACTAAATTATAATAAGCTATGGGTGGAAGGTAGATATCAACCAATTGATCAATCTTTATCATTTGCAGATAGAAATGATGTTCGACAATTTTTACACAATAAAGGTGTGAGATTGGTGAACATTGGATACACCACAAAGTATAAAAATTTAGAATACACAATGTTGTTTTATAACTTATTTAATGATGCTAGTAGAGTCTGGGGGTCATCAGTAGATTTACCAACAAGAAGTATTAATTTAAATCTTAAATATAATTTCTAATTATGTCAATTCTTATCAAAGGGCAAGAGTTCCTTGTCTATTTAATATTCATTATGTTCGTAACTGGTATCCTCAAAGAAAGAGGATACCTTATGGACATCTTCAGACTACTTGAACAAAAAGTTAAGTCTAAAAGAATGGTGGTGTTTTTGGTATCATTATTTGGTGGTATATTACCCATTCCTGGACGAGTTGCGTTATCAGCATCTATGTTAAACAGCATAGCACCAGTTGATAATAAGAAGCGTAAGAAATTTGGTATTATTGATTACCTAGCAACACACCATTACTATCTATGGTCACCACTAGAGAAGACAGTTATCATACCAATGGCGGTATTGGGGTTAACTTATACGCAGTTCATGTCATATATCTGGCCATTACTTTTAATTTCCGTATTGTATGTAACTTATTATATTTTATCTTTAGATGATGATGAAATTGATATTGAAGTTAAAGATGAACCGATCAATGTTAAAAACATCACAATGGTAGTTATACCATTCTTAGTGACTATACTAATGTGCGTGTTTCTTACAAAGTATTATTTTGGTTTCTTTACTGGATTCACACTATGGTTAGTTTACTATTCTAAAAGTTGGAATAAAATAATGGGCTACATTGATTGGGAACTAATATGGATTGTTGCATTAGTGATCATTTTAGGTAACCTTGTTGGATCTTATTATGATGTTATAGAATCATATATCAAACAGTATAATAAACCTGAATACATATTAGTGGTTTCTGTTATATCATTTCTTTCATCATTTATGTTAGGGTCTTCTGCTAAGTACGCAAGCATTGTTAGTTTACTAACAAGTGTGTTTGGTATGGAATATTTTGTTTTATTCTTTACACTTGAGTATTCCGCATATTTGATCTCCCCATCACATAAGTGTTTACCAATAGGTCAAAGGTATTTTCATACCGGGTTTATGACATATCTTAAAGCATTAATTATTTGGATATCTCTTATGATGACCTATGCTCTTTTAACGATTTTATAATCTTTACTTTTTAAATAAAGAAATATATATTAATAAAGAATTTAAATTATATGGAAAAAATAACATTAAAATTAGGAGACGTTCTACAATTAGAGAGCGAAATAAATGGGTATGTTGAACCACAATCTGGCGATCAGATCTATGAAGGTTTCACAAAACAAAACTTATCTATCATTTTGAAATATGAGTTAAGTGATTTTTCAACAACACTTAAAACTGAAAGAACCAAAATTGATTCATTAAGAGATGAGTTAATTAAAAAATATGGAGAAGATGATGGTAAGGGTGGTTTATGGGTAAAAATGCATAACGAAGTGAAAGACGAAGAAGGTAGTGTAATTGGGAAAGTTTTTAATCCAAATTATCTTGAATTTGATAAAGAGTATGGTACTCTTTTAAATCAAGAAATTGAACTTGAATACCCCGAAATTACTAAACAAGATCTAAAAGACGCGGGAAAAACAAAAGACAAGTATACAGTCTTGTTTAAATTAATCAAAAAAGAAAAAGAGGGAGCTAAATAAGCTCCCTTTTTATTTCTATTTTCATATTTCCAATTGAATATTCTCCCGGTTCGTAGTGAGGTATTGACATTCTAAGTGTTCTTAATGTTGTGATGTCATCATCTGTAAATGGTTCCATCTCATAAACCATAACGTCAACGGTGTCTGTTAGTACAAATTTCGACCTTAAATCATATCGAGTATGCTTCTGTTCATTATTAACATAGTCCTCTGGAATCGTCCCTAAATCGATTTTATCAAAAAATGGTTCTACCTCCATCAGTTTGTTTTTATTTCTTGTTGTTAACCCCATTGAGAATGTATTAAATTTAAATTCTTTTTCTTCCCAATATCTCATTTGTACGAATGCACCATATTGAACTCCCCATTTCCTTACAAAGTTTCTATTTGAGGAAACTTCATATCTAAGTCTATCTTTTTTGTAATCATCACTAAATCTAGATGTTTGTGAAACAAAGTGATAAACAATTGCACTATCACAAGTTTTTAATTCATAACCTTTTAATTTAGCTCTCAATAAAAAATCATCATCCTCACAGAAAGCAGGAACAAAACTAAAGCCATCGAAACCACCAACCTCATCAAACATTTTTTTGTAGCCACTCATAAAGAAAACAGCACCATCGTATATGTTATCACTTTGGTTCCACTGTTTAACGAATTCATTGAATTGATAATGATCAAAATTATCGAAACCAGAGCCCATATCTAATAATACTTTACCCGGACGTTTATGCCCCTTAAAGATTGGTGGTTCAATTGTTGTATATGATAATAACATATTTGGTTTTAGTAATCTATTAATAGCTTCTAAGAACCCCTCACCAATAACCATATCATTGTGAATGAGAACTATCTTTTCAGTATCAACTAATTTAATACCAGCGTTGTATGTGTCTGAAAACGTTAAACGATCATCATCATGTATAAAAGAAAGATACTCATCGTCTAATGAGTCAAGCCATTCTTTTGTTCCGTCACTTGATCCACCGCTGCTTATTGCTAATGGGGCATTTGGATATAACTCACGAAGATGTTTATAACACTCTTTTGTTAAATCTAATTTATTATATACTGCAAGTACAAATGTTATATCCATTATAAATTTTTTATGTAATTTTCTAATTTGTCTGAAGGAGACCAACCTAGTCGGTCAATCGCATCGTTGTTAACTCTAATTGTTTCTCGGTAGTTACCTTTTTGTTCGGTCATGTAAACTCTTACACAACTAAATCTTTCAATAAACATATTCGCAACATCATTTATAGAGTAGTTTTTACCAGTTCCAAGTTCCCAAGCGTCGTCATGTTGTTCATTACTTTCAGCGATCTTGATTAAACCATCAACAATATCATCTATGTGTGTAAAATCTCTTCTTTGTTTACCGTCACCTATAATAGTGATTGGATAATTCTTTTGAACTTGTCCTCTCCATAAACCAATTACCGCAGCCATATGTGAATCAACTAATTCACCTGGGCCATATACGTTATAGAATCTAACTATCTGTGCATTTAAATCATAAACTTCTTTATACATCTTGATCCATTCTTCACCCATATGTTTAGTCATAGCATATGGTGACTTCATTGGTATGTGCCATCTTGAAGATGATCCAGAATATATTAATTTTGATTTATTCTTAAGCGCATAGTCAACCACTTTCTTTGTACCATCAACATTAACAGAGAATGTTAACATCGGATTTTGAAATGATGGTTGTATTCTACTCAATGCCGCTAGATGAAAAATATATGCGTATGGTTTATCTTCAATGTTATCCATAGCTCTCACGTCACCACCTAAGAAGTTACAACCATTTGGTATTTTCGCTTCATTACCTATTGATAAGTTATCGATCACATCAACTTCATAACCTTTTTTAATTAATGCCAAAGATAATGCATGTCCAATAAATCCACAACCCCCAGTTACTAAAACTTTTTTCATATTGAGCTATAAAGATTGTTTTGTTTTTCTTGTTTATCAATTGTTTTGTGATGTTGTATACAATATACTTCATCAGTTGGTAGTGTTGAAAAGTATTCACCACCAATTATTCTTTCATGTACCCTACCATACCATGACATTTTGGTTCTATAGATTCTCCCCTGCATATCAGGAAAATTAACCCAATTCTTTTCATTAATATTCCATCCCCATTTACTGATATGTTCTTCAGTTAATCCATTAACAGTATTGATTCTTGGTACAAATATTAAATCCACATTTGGGTTCATCTCAAGAATCGTACTTATATTTTTAACCAAGTACTCATCAATCATTTCATCAGCATCAAGTTGAAATGTATAATCACCAGTACAATATTCGTTTAACTTATTTTTCCAATCAGCAAAGTTATTGTTCCAATCAAATGATCTCCAAGTTTGAACATTTGGTTTGATATTAAATGGTAGCAAGAAATCTAAAACATCTTTACTACCATTTTTCTCGTCGAACAAGATCACAATCTCATCCTGTATTCTTTTGTGTTCCAATAAGAAAGGAACTAATCTTTTTATTTCATCTAATTCATTACATACTGTAATTGCAAATGATATTTTCATTAATTAATTTTTGTTAACTTAGGTAAAACTAATTGAGTTTGTTTTGGTACACTTGGAACATCTTGAATTAATTTTTTAAATTCTTCTCTCATAGCATCCATTGAAAATGCCTCAGCGTTTTCTAATCTTAATGCTTCAGATCTTTCTAAAAACTTTTCATAGTCTTTATGTACCAATTTGAAAACCTCAACCGCTTCATTATAATTTGCTGTAAACCATTTTGAATCTTTTAAAACAAAAGCGTCTACCGCACTCTCATGAACTTCTGTAAGTTTACCACCGATCATGATTGCTTTATTCATTGGTAAGAAGTCTTTATGTCCAGACCAATTAGATGCTATGATTGGTTTACCGGTCATTGTGAACTCTAATAATGGTCTACCGAATCCCTCACCTTTAGTTAAAGTAACCATCGATTTTATTTTAGGGTGATTATATACTTCATTCATCTCTTCATTGGTTAAATCACCAAACAATAGATAAATCGATGGAGGATTTTTTATATCTTTTACTGTGTCTTCTATCTTTTTTCTAAAGTTTTCTCTTTCTTTGATTGAGAATGTTGCTGAAGATGTTTTTAAAACAAGTGCCGGCTTATTTTCAGCATCACTGAATGCTGTTGCGAAACACTTGATTAACATACCCACATCTTTTCTATCTTGTCCTAGATCTCCTTTTAACCAATGACCAACAAATAGAAACGCGAAGTCTTCTTTGATATCTAAATCAATTCCTTTGTATGTGTTGTTGTAAACATTTAGATCGACGCCTTCAAATAAAACACTAATAGGTGTTTCTATTTTATATTGTTTAATAAGTTTACCAGTATTTTTTTCGTTCTCATTGTATACTGTTGATACTAACACATCTCTAGAAAATATAGAAGTTGTTATAACTTTATCCATTCTGTTACAACCATCTACCCAATCCTTTGGAGCGACGGTGGTTTCAATACCAGCAGTTATTCCAATGTTAAATTTACCGACCTTTTGAAATTCATTTGGCACTGTTACTTGAACATATATGTCTGGTGTTTCCGAAAGCGATGTGATAATGTTTTCCTCAATCCACTTATGAAATTGGTTATCGTTCTCTAATGCAGTTAAAGGAGTAACCCCCCAACCACAACTATCTATTTTAATATCAAACAAATCCATTTCATACAATGCTTGTAATAGATCTCTTGAATGCGCACCGTAACCGCTTCTTGTTTTTACAGGTCCTCTAAATAATAATGTTTTTTTGCTCATACTATTTTATATAAATCGAATCTTTTTCTAGGTTTAAAATTATCTAAAGTTTGTTCAATACCTTGGATCATTTTATCACACATTATTTTATTTGATAAGTTATTAATTATAAATTCCCTACCAGCTAAACCTTTTTCTTTTCTTTTCTTTTTACCAAACTTATACATTTTCATAATAGCGTTTGACACATCATTGTCATTAACTCTATCATCAAAAATATATGGTGTAGGTATAGAACCATTTAAGTTTATTGCTGATGGCCATACTGGAATAACCCACTCACCATGTTGTTCTTTATTGTATTTGTCTTTATCGTGCATGGAACCGATTTGAATGTAATCATTTTCATTGTACGAGAAACCACATTGATCTTGTAATCCTCCAGTAACATTAACAATGATCGGCGTACCAGCCATTAATGATTCTGCTGTGGTTAAACCAAAACCTTCATTGTTTGCTATGTTAATTGTACAATCAACTGCGTTATAAAAATGATTTAGTTTATCTTGTTCTAATTTTAAATCAGTAAACTTTACATCATAGTTAGGGCAAATAGCTTCTTTAACCGCAACCAGATCCGTGCCATTCTCGTCCATTGGATTTGTGTGCATTAACAACAAACATTTCTCAGCTTTTTCTTTTGGTAACTTATCACAGAATAATCTAAAAGAATATATAACATCACTAGGTTGTTTTCTTCTTATGTTTCTATTGTTATAAAATAAAACAAAATCGTACTCTTTATCTCCGTGAATATAATTTTTAACATCATCGGACACGGAATCGATTGGTTTGAAAACATCTGGATTAATACCATGTGGAACATAGCTTATTTGCCAGTCCTCTAATGGTTTATATGTTTCTTTCTCTTTTGACTTACCAACTCTATGTACAATACCATACGTTTGTTTAGAGATACAACCTAACCAATCGCAACTCTCGTAGAAATTTCTATTGTATTTTGGATCTGGTAAATCATCCCAGATGTGATAGTACAAGATTGGTGTGTGTTGTCTAATTTCATGTTCGTTATCATATAACCATTGCCAATAATGTGGGTCAGTAAAATGCAAAATAGCATCAGGCTTTTCGTCATTTAATAATTTTCTTAAAATATTCATATCACCATAACCATGATATGGAATAACTTTTAAATTGGCGTCTTTAACACCAGTTCTTTTTCTAACATCATCGTTGATGTCAATGATTTTACCATACTCTGGGTGTTTAATTGCTGCACCTAATTGAACCCAATCATATTTGTGTAATGTACCTAAAACAAATTCTTTGGACATAGTAGCAATCCCTGATGTCATTCTTAAATCATCAGATAGTAATAATATTTTTTTCTTCATTGATTTAAAACTTAGAACCGGTTGTTGCTAAACCAGTGTGGTTGTTTATTTGATTTCTGAACTCTTCGTTCTTGTTGTACAGGTCCATTGATCTGTTAACTAATTTTTGAAAATTAATACTTCCTTCAATGACATTAATTTTAAACTTCTTGTAAACATCATCTATGACATTGACAGTTGTTAATTTTGTGTTTGCTTTCATATTAGTATATATGTCTTTATATATCAAATGGTTAAAAAATAACGGACATAGTCCGCTACTTTATTATGTTTAGATAAGTTTAACCATTTTTCTTATTCACCATTTCACGTAAAATGGTTGTTATTTTAACCATTTCATCGGTAGTTTGTACCGCTGTTGGTGTTACCGACGGAGTTTGTTGTGTCGGCGCCTCTTGTGTTGTTTCTTGAACAGATCTCTTTTTACATCCGCATCCCATAATAAAAGTCTTTTAGATAAATATTTGTTTATTGTTTTGATTAATATACCGAATTTTAAAATAAAATTGAATATTAAACTGGATTATATTTTGTCCCTAAATATAAATTTACGTTATCTCCCTCAGACCATTCATCACAGGTACCAGAAGGGAATTCATATACCATATCAGCAGCAGCGGTGAATCTTTGACAATCCTCGCCATTACAAGGTTGACATCCAGGGAAAATCTTATTTATTTTGTCATTAACCACAAAAACGATGTCTAATGGGATTAAACAATCTTTCATCCAAAAGCTATGGAATCCCCTTTTTAGTTTGAACCCCATGCATCCTTCAAGGTTATCTCTACCCATCATACCATTGCTGATATCCTCTGGACTTCTCATAAGTTCCAATGGGAACACCTTACCATTTATTTCTACTTGCATATCTATAAATATCTTGTTTGACTTTTAAGATTTTTTTATATATATTTGAAATATGAAAGCAATCTTTAACGGTATTCTCGAATTTGAGAACGACGAAAAACTGGAAGAAATTCTAAATCAGATGGATAAAAGCTTGGCTGTCAAGCTATTAACTATTGCGTTAGACCTCACTACAGAGAATTTTAGCCTGGCTGAGAACCATGTAATCTATAAATGTTTAACTAAATTAAAACAAAATGAAGCTAAGACAGATCATTTACGTAATGATGATAATAACGGGGATATTGGTTGAGAGGTACGGTCTTAACACCAATAATCCAGAACTTGAAAAATATTTTGGATTCGGAGCAATAGGTCTTGGATCTTTTAATATTGTGCTAGATTATATTCGTAAACCTAAAAAAAAATAAAATGGACTTAACGGCGGAAATGGAAAATTACAACAAGGTTAAAGACATTGTACTAAACAAATTGGTGAGTGAGGGTCTATTAGACCAATCTGATTCAGAAGAATTTTCCGAAAGATGTCAGGTTTTAGCTTACAAAGGTAAATGGTTTAGTAAATGGTTTGACAAAAATGTAAAATCAGAAAACTCTGATGCAAATCCTAATGGCTATTACATTCGCATTATTGAATTAAAAGAAAGAGAAGACGATGTAGATCGTTTATTAAGAAGAACAACCGGAAATTATGACGACTAAAGAACCAAAATATTTAACAGATTTTTTTATCTACAATAAAAGATATCATTGGTTTATTATACCAACGGTAGTATTTTTTTATAGAAAAGATGTATTTTTTGAAACAGGTCTTTGCACCCCAGCCTTTGGGTTTAGTGTAAGGTGGTTAACATTTTTTATAGGAGTACAATTTCAACGAAACGCATATTACAACAAAAATGGAATATAAAAATAAAGTTTTGCTTTATGGTTGTATCTGTCTGGCATTTCTAATATCATATGGGTATGTTAAAGATTTAAATGAACGGCAATCACCCTTACCTGAAACAACTTCTTGTAGGGAAGATTCGTTACAGAATGTAATTAATCAATTAGTAATTGATAAAGAGCATGATGAAGATGGCTGGGACGATAAAGAAAAAAGATACGAACAAGTAATTTTTGAATTTCAATATGGTTTAGATCATCTAAAAAATTATCATCCAAAAGCTTACCAAGAATTCCATAGAATTATTGGTTACAAAGAGGACTACTCTCATGAGGTAGAAAGAGAAAACAAAAAAAGATTATATGAATACACTAGATAGTAAGTACCAAGAACTATTACAAGACATTTTGGATAATGGTGTTGTTAAAAGAGATAGAACTGGTACTGGAACTATTTCAGTATTCGGTAGACAAATTCGCCATAAAATGTCACAAGGGTTTCCATTATTAACCACGAAGAAAATGGCATGGAAAACAATGGTGACTGAGTTGATATGGTTTCTAAGCGGGAGTACCAACATTAAGTACCTTGTTATGAATGGTTGTAATATCTGGAATGGTGATGCTTATAAAAATTACACCAAAGAGGTAAATGAAATCATTGATGGCTATATGTGTGGAGACATAATAGGGATGGATAATGATACTGAAAAATTGTTTAGTGATTCTGATAAGTTAACACCATTGACTCAAGAAGAATTTATTGATTTAATAAAAAAAGATGATGAGTTCGCCGAGGAATGGGGTGAGTTGGGCCCAATATATGGTGCACAATGGAGAAGCTGGCATACTAAAACATTATTCAAAACAACAATAAAAGATCCATTAAGTGGAAATGACACATATGTTGAAGGCGAAAAAGTAATTGATCAAATTCAAAACCTAATGGATGAACTTAAAACAAATCCAGATAGTAGAAGATTGATGGTGAGTGCATGGAATGTAGGTGACTTAGATCATATGATACTACCGCCATGCCACTATGGCTTTCAAGTTTATACAAGATTATTAAATGGAGAAGAGAGATGGGAATTATTAGAAAAGAAAGTTGGTAAAGAAAAATTTGATTTAATGGTTGAAGATATAATGCCATTCGGTGGTGGATTAAGCGAAGAGTTACAATCGTACAATATACCATCAAGAGCAATATCTTTGATGTGGAATCAAAGATCGGTTGATACATTCTTAGGATTACCATTTAACATAGCATCATATGGTTTATTATTGATGATGATTGCTGACGAAATGAATATGGTTCCTGATGAACTAATTGGCAACCTAGGTGATGTTCATTTATATTCCAATCACGTTGACCAAGCAAAAGAGCAAATAAAAAGAGAACCATATGATTTACCAACAGTACACGTTATGGATGGTATATTTTCATTTGGTGATAAAGATGTTATATTAGAAAACTATCAATCACATCCATCAATAAAAGCCCCATTATCAAATTAATATGTTTATTCACATTACACCTGATGAATTGGAAGCAGAATTTAAAGAGTCTTGGAAACTTGGCTTCATAACTCAACCATCAATTGATTATGCAGATAATGCGATCTATGCTAATTTTGAGGGTAAGTTGGTAATTATCTTTAGGTTTAAAGATTATGGTTGGATCAATGACAACAGATTCAACACATACAAAGTTACCGCCGGACCTGCGGGAATAACAATACAAATAATAAGAAATGAGAGAAACAATTAAAATAGTTTTAATTTTTATAACCCTGATGTTATTGTTAGGTTTATCATGTGTTGGTCAGAATCAATTTTCTGATTACACCAACTATCTACGTAACAAATCAGAAGGTGATTACCTTTATGTAAAGGTTAAAAATAAAACAGAACAGATTTTAAATACGGATAGTGCTAAGTTAAATGCGTTTATCAGAGATTGGATGGGAGTTCGTTATCGATTAGGTGGAAGCACCAAGAGAGGTATTGATTGTTCTCAGTTCAGTAAGAAACTATACATGGTGGTTTATGGTAAAAGTTTGGGTAAAAACTGTGCTGAACAGTGGGACCAAACAACCAGAGTCCTCAAAGATAGTTTAAAGACCTCCGACATAGTGTTCTTCAGAAGCAGACAAAGTCCTAGTGGTTGGCACTGTGGTATCTACATTGGGGACAACAAGTTCGTACACGCCGCAAATCGAGCCGATGGCGTGAAGATTAGTAGTTTAGATGAACCAAGATATAAACGAGCCTACAAGGGCTCTGGTAGGCTTAATTAACGGCCCTGGCCCCTATATTTTTTAGGTTTTTGCGCTTTCGGACCGTAGTTCTTCTTAGCTTTTCCCTTACCTTTTTTACCAAAGCTAACTTTCATTGAACTAGCTGAGGAACCCTTTGCTTTTGCCATATAATATTTTTTTATATAAATACATATTGTGTAATTTTTTTTATTATATTTGTTCACAAATACTAACCGTTCACGGACCGTGAACACCTAAATAAAATGAACATGAAAAAAGAGGTTCTAACCCAGAGGTTCAATTACGGAATTATAACCCTTTATAAGGATTATTCTAATATATCGGAAAAACCGGCGGATCGTAAGTCATTGCATGAGATTGGACAAGTCTGTGGCTCAACTATAACGGACATTGATGACAATTATCAAATTAAATTCGTTGACGAAAATGATAGCTTAACCAAATTGAGACTTTCTTTTGAGGACAATCTTTTTGGCTTAACTCCAGAAAAAATTAGTAATAATCTTCTTTTGCATGGTAAAAAGTTTGGTAAAAAAAGAAACACCAAATATTTTTATAATGAAAACGAAAATGGTGAAGAGACCATTAAGTTTCATAGTAAACAAAGGTTATCTCACTTTACCACAAAGGATAGACAAATAAAACGTCATTACGGTAATCCGTTTTCGAGCATCTATGTACATCTTATTGAACGTTCAATTAAAATTGATGGTGATAAAATATGTGTAAGAGTTTATAGTCAATCAAAAACCAGAGAATTAAACTGCAAATATTTTAAAAGAAGAAAGACAACTATCGGGTTTGTTTTTAATATAAAAACTGGGAACTTCATTACATATGATACATCTGGAGATTCAAAATCATTCAGACAAAATAACTTTAATCACTTATTAAATGTTATTAAAAATGTTCTTGATAAATCAACAATTAATCATTTATCAATATCTGGAGATACAAGTGTATCTCGCACCGACGTTCTATTGAAAAAAGAATTAGATAACAATGAATTCAATAGTACATTATTTCATCTAATCGGCAAGCACCTAAACAATAGAGAAAACTATTCTTTCACTAAAGATTTGAAAAGCACCCAACAAGCTGATCAACTTCTTGATTGGATCATGAAATTGTTTTTAGACATAAATAAAATCAAAGTACCTAATTTGTACAAAGCTTTGTTAATGGAGTGGTACCCAACAAAGCCATTCCTAAAAAAGAATGATAATAAATTAATAGTTTCAATTTTGGATAGACTAGGTTTGAAAACAAAGTCTATGATTAAATTAATGCATAAAGACAATTTTGATATTAAAAAAGTTTTATTGCTAGTAAAATATTTTGGTTACAAGGATATTTCAAAGTATCTATCAAACATTCATCCCGATTTTCTAGGTATGCACTGGAAACATGATTCGGTGTCATTTTCTAGTATAGAAACGTCATATCATTTTTTCCAAAAACCAAAAGAATATGATCTAACAACTAGAGAGAAAACAAATATCTTAAAGTTAATCAATCAGTTGTTTATAGATAATGGTAACACTGAATCACTCAATAAGGTTACCGGTAATTCTTTCAGACAATTTGATGATCATTTTAATATGATCGCTAAAATAAGAAAGTACATTCCTGAAACAGAAATGCGAGCAACAACGCAAATGGAGTTTCATCATGAACACTTGGAGTTATCAAAGATTGAGAGGACAATTAGAAAAGGTTATTCTATTCAATATACTTTTGAAAAACGTTTAATTGACACAATTGAGAAGGCGATATTAAATCATGTAAGTGATGATACATACTTTACAACAACGGCGTTCTATCCTGTTATTTTAAAAACAGACGCCGAGTACACTGAAGAAGGTGGACACATGCATCATTGTGTTGCGAGTTATGCGGATTCGGAAAATTCGTTAATTATTTCTCTTCGTGAGAATAGTTCAATTGGTGATGAAAGAGTGACTTGTGAGTATAGCACAAAAACCAAAGAGCTGATCCAAGCCAAATCTTTTTGTAATGCTAAGCCACCAGAAAGATTTGAAAATGTTATAGAAGAACTCACTAAAAGAATTGAAAAATTCAGAGGGTCTATTAAATCTACGGGTAAAGAAAAAATACCATTACTTATAAATGGTATTGAAGTAGCCCCTCCGCCGAAAGACGAGTTTACAGACTTGATGGATAGGCTAGCACTATTTTAACTACACAATATAAATAATTCCACCTATATTACTCAAAAGGTTTATAGATGGAATTATTATATACTTACAATCAAGAAAAGATTGAACAAAAACATAACCTAAAATCTAATTGTGAGCTTAATTTATATAGTGATGGAGATTATTTACAATATACATCAAAATATGTTTTAGAGTACATTAGACTTGGTGATAAGAATATATTAACATTCGAACATAACTTAACTTTAAACAAAGTTAAAGGTGAGTTTAGTGTTGGATATAGGATTTTAAATAGTAAGAAAAATAAGTATTCTATATATAAAACAACTAATAGAGTTTCAAAAAATAATTTTGACCTATTATTAGAATTAACACAAAGAGGTTTTTACACTGGCGAAAAACGTTTTAGTTTCTGGGGTGTCAAATATAAAAGAGCGTGTGTAGATATATATAAAATTTTCTCAGATCAATTAAGTATGCCAATCATTGTGGAGAAAGATTCCTATCTGAATCCATTATATGATATGTTTGTTGACTACATATTAAAAATCAAGAACATTAAAGCGCACGATAGTGTTTATTGGGACATCAGATACATCTTCCCCAAAAAGAAATGGTTAAAATTAAATGAGAACAAATTTGTGCCAGCCGTCTTGGATCAATACGGTATCAAAAGTAGATATCTTGTTGGGGCATTATCAACAAGATCAAAAGAGAATGAAAAGATTAATTTAAAATCATTAAGATTTATTTGTTCTTTATTTGGTAGCAACTATATTGATTATATAAAAGATTTTGACTGGAAAACCATATCATCAGATGAGGTAAAGTATTCAACCCCATACACCTGTGAGAATGAGAGTGAAAAAAGAGCATTAGTTAATTCATTAAAAACCTATTCTGAAGCAGAACAAATAATTTTCAATGACAATATTTTAGTCATCATTCAAAAGCTTTTTATTTTAAAAAAGTTCTTATCTGATAATGGTCTGAATTTAAAAATAAAAGCCAGGTCTGCAAATGAATTGAATTCATTATACGAGCAATGGGAACTACATAAAAAACATATTAAGCTTGGATACAAAACAGCATACTATGTTCCAGAGGACATGGCAATAGAAATTCAGGAGCCAATTGAATACTCCGGATTAACATACAAACCAATGATGATCCTAAGTGAAGATCAATTTAAAATAGAAGGTCTGTTAATGAAGAACTGCATGGCCAAACAATTCCCAATGGGTAGTTTATATTATCATATAGCAATTTCTTGTGGTAAAAAAAGAATCAATGTGCAGTATAGAAAGGGAGTGTTAAATCAAGCAAGAGGTAAAACCAATAAAGATATCTCAGCGGAGTTTGAGCCAGTAGTTGATATTTTATCAGAAAGAATGAAGAAATTTGCACACATCTCCCCAGTAAAAATAAAGTACGATTTCATAAATCGTTGATAATCAATTAAAAATAATTTAAACTTTTTTTTGTGATTTCAAGAAAGTTTTATAATTTTATACCCAGAAAACAATAAAACTATGGGAACATTACAACACTATCGAGAAAAGTACAAAGATTATCAAAGAGAAAACACCTTTAAAGGTTGGTTATTGCATATCAAATTAGTTTTGATATCATTATTAATCAATAAGGGTTGATTTTGTTTTTAAAAAAAAAACACATATATTAGATATATGCAAGAAAAAGAATCAAAAACAAATACTCACTTTTGGATAAGTTTATTTAAAAGTGTTTTAAGAATTGGAGCTTGTTATTTTTTATTTAATGAACAATTTGGTAATGCCGCAATAACTTTTGGCCTAGCTGAAATATTGGGGATAGCTGAAGAAGTTTTCTAAACCAATATAAAACTATGATTTATGCCAAAAGAAAAATGCGTTGTATGTGGCGCTGAAACACAATACGAATTTGAAACACACATTGATTTTCGCACTGGTTACATTGAAGGCGTTGGCCAACATTGTTTAAAGTGTTTTAACATGGGTGAAAAAAAAGAAATGATTATAATTCCAGAAAGTTTTATAAAAAACTTTTCAAACGATATGGAATTGGGTAAAGAAGTTAGACGTTTTTATTATCAAAACTATAACGGGTAACTATGAATTTTTATTTAATGCGAGCATTCGCACAAAAGGTAAAACATGAACTTAACAACAAGAAAACCAAACAGTCAAAACGTAGTAACGTTTCAGGAACTAGAGTTTCAATTACATCCAATGGGGATGGGAAAACAATGTATAGTACAATACTCAAATGGTTACGGAGCTAGCATTGTGCAAGGGCCACACACATATGGCGGTAAAGATGGTTTGTATGAACTTGCTGTCTTTGGTAAAGATGGTGAAATAACATATGACACCACGATCACAAATGATGTGCTTGGTTATCTCTCAGAAGCAGAGGTTGAAAAAACATTATTAGACATTAAAAACTTAGATTAATGACAACTGAAACTAAACTTAGGGCAGGAATTACAATGTCCTTGCTGGGATTAATAATGGTAACATTTGCATATCTTGAAAAGGATAGAGTTCACATTGAAACTGTTAAAGAATTAATGCTGACACGGGATAGTTTATCTGCCCAAAAAATGGTATCAGATAGTTTACATGATGAATTATTTATTTCAAAAGTTGATAACGGTAGACATGAGTTTACTAGAGATTTTTTCTTTGGTAAACATCCAAAACTACAATTAGAATATGAAAATTATTTAAATCACGAAACAGAGTAAAATGAGTGAAAACATTAACGAATTTCATATTGGTAGCGGAGCATATATGAATATTCAAACGAGTGCATTAGTAAGATTAAACGAAGAATTTGAAATTATTACAGAGGACGGCCCAGTAACATTAACTGTGGAAGTTAGTGCAGACTTCGCAAAAATTGATAGGAAATATCACGAAATATTTTTTAACGTGTTGACATCAAAATACTTAAATAAAGTTTCATTTGGTGAGAATCCATTTTCTGAATGTAAACCAATGGTAAAAAGAAAGTGGTGGCAGTTTTGGAAATCAAAATATGTTGAACAACTTAAAAATCAACAACTATGAAAATTCTAGCATTGTTTATGATTGCTTCGGCGCTTTGGACTGCGTTTGAAATTTATAGAGCACCCACAATGGATCAAACTGGGAGAATAACTAAACCTGGTAAAAAACTAAAAGACCTATGGCAAAGGAAGAAAAAGTAACAAAGGATAATATTGTTGAGCACATGATCAATAAGCAACTTGAATATGTTGGAAAGACTATTGAAGAGGTTAGAGAAGATCCTAATTGGTTCACCAATAATACCTTGACAAAAGAACAGCATACCGAATGGAGGGAGTATTGTTTGAAGTTGATGAAGAAGCATTTGGTTAGAAAACATAGACTAGAATATGAGTTTGGTATGTTTGATTTAATGTATGGGTTAAAAGTAATTGAAGAGTCAAATGATTGATCTTATCGGGTACCTGGCTGCAGCAATAATACTAATATCCTTTGCGGTTAAGGATATAATTAAGTTACGTATTATTAATTCAATCGGCTCGGTTGTCTGGATTGTATACGGGACATTAATTAATAATCCCCCAACAATATTTGTCAATGTAGCGGTTTTAATGATCCACACTTGGTGGTTAATTAGAAATAAATTAAACAACAAGAATTATTTTAAATAACATGGAAAAATACTATTTTTCTTGATATATATGTATAGTAAAAATATACTAATGCAAGAAGAATTTGTTCCCTATCACCAACACTTATTACTTAAATGTTGGGTAGCTAATCCACCGAAAGAGGTGGATGTTTTAAATAAGTGGTTTGTTAACCTGGTTGAAACCGTTGGTATGAAAGTAGTTGCTGGTCCAACCAGTGTTTACGTTTCTGATCCGGGTAACGAGGGGTTAACAGGTACTGTTACATTAGCGACGTCACATGCGTCTATACACATATGGGATCATTATGAAATACCAATGGTTCAATTTGACATCTACAGCTGTAAATGTTTCACGTTTGAACAAGTGATGGAATGTTTTATGCCATGGGGGGTAACAAGAGTTGAGTGGGTTATGATTGATAGAAATCAAAAACCAACAATAGCATCTGAAGGTGTTTGGGTTCCAAAAGATTAATATGAGAAAAATATTGGGTATTTGTGGCGATAGTTTTATGTCATCGGACTTACCCGATAGGATAAATGGTGCGTATGGTAAACATTTTACCGAAATATTAGGTAAGATGTTAAATTGTGATGTTGTCACATATGCTAGAGGGGGTATAAGTAATCAATCAATAAGATTACAAATTGATGAAATTATAAAACATAAACCACATCATATAATCATAGGAACAACCTCACCTGACAGAATTGAAATACCTATCGATGATTTAAGTGTGGTTAATTTATGGGACAAATGGTCTAATCATAAATTTAAACCATCAAACGGTCTTTATAATATCGTTTATGAGGGTTTTGAAAATCAATCATTATTACATGAGAATTTTAAGAAAATAAAACCAACCATGTATAGTCAAAACCTTTCAGCTATTCTAGAAATTTTTGAAGAGCAGATATGGGTTTCATCTAAACACCATTTAAGTAAAGAGACATCGGATGCAGTAAGATTGTATTTTCAAAACCTATATGACATGGAATGGAAAAAACAACAAGATACTTGGATAATATCAGAGGGATTGTATAAATTAAATTCATTGGGGTTAGATTTCAATGTTATTACACAACAACTCAATGATGATTATTTTACCCATTGTAAAGATAAAGTTATAGGTATACATGATAAATTAAATCCTTGGACATATTACGAACAAGATAGTGTTTGTCCTAACCCTTTTCATATTTCCGATGAGTCATCAATTAAATTGGCTGAATTGTGGTTTGAAAAATTAAAAGAAAAATTTATAAAAATAATATGACAACTTTAATTATAACATCCGAAGGTATTTGGGTTCCAATTTACAGAAAAAATGATTAAATTTATTAAAAATAAATTGGATATTCAGGAATTACATGTAATTTCATGGTTGTTAAAGGATATGTTTTGGTGTTTAAAACTTAATATGTTAGCAACAATCATGGTGATTCCAACAGCATTTTTAACCATATATCTTTTAATAAAAGAAAAAGATAAAAGATTGTTGAATTTGACATTGTTCTCTTGGGTGTTCATGAATATAACATGGATGCTACATGAGATTTATGATACGCCAGAATGGCCAATAAGGGTGTTTATGTTATTGGGTATAGCAATGACAATAAGATTTGTAGCAAAGAGATTAAGAGATGAAGGTAATATTTTTAGACCATGATGGGGTTATTTGTTTATCCGGTGAATGGGGAGGTAGAGTTAAAAAACAACAAAAAGCGGGACGTAAATTAACACAATCTGTGCTTAGTTTACCAGTTGACGCTAGATTTGATAATTTTAATAAGAAAGCAATTGATGTTTTAAATGAAATATTGGAAGAAACTAGTGCTGAAATTGTTGTCTCATCTGATTGGAAAAGATGGGCCACTGTTGAGGAGATGGGTGAATATTATGAGTCACAGGGGATCAAAAAGAAACCCATAGCGTTTACTAAAAGTGTTAATGATTGCACTTGTTATAACGAACACACATTTGCATGGTCACCAAGATGGTTATCGGAACAAGAACGTTCAATTGAAATTAATCAATACTTGGTGGATCATCCAGAAATAACACACTGGGTTGCTGTTGACGATCTTAACATGGGTATTCCACAAACCCACGATACTTGGGGGGATATGGTAATGGATTGGGGTTTAACTAACTTTGTGCTAACACCTAAAGGTAGTGAGGGTATTAAACAAAGCGGTATTAAAGATGAAATTTTAAACTTACTAAAATAATATGGAACACTTATTAGTATTTGGGATTATGTTCGTAGTCGTTGGATTAATTTCTTGGCGATGGGTTGTCGGTATTGATTATATGCAGAAAAATCATCCGGATTATAAGGGGGAAGACTTTCTCGATTGGGGGGATGAAGATAATGAAGATGATAAGAACCAAATTATGTAAATAAACTGATGGTTTATTATATTTATAATAGATGAAAATTACTTTAACCGAAGACCAAATTGCTACAATTAGAGCAAAAATATCTAAAAGCACCCTTAACGAGGACTTCCTTGACGATTTAATATCAAAGGGTAGCAACTTTGTAAATAAAGGTATTGAAGCTGGAAAAGAATTTATTTCTGGTTTAGAATTTCCGGTTGAAAAAAAGTCGGAAGATGTTCCAGGGACCGCTGATTTTATTAGCGAAAACGTTGACGACTTCTTCAATATATTAAAAAGTATTGACACGCCACTTACACAACAGAAATTGGGTACCATGGTTCACCAACAAGGTGTGGAAGCTGTTCAAATTGGTTTACAAATATTAGGGTATGAATTACCTAGATTTGGTACGGATGGATTGTTTGGCCCTGAGACAGCGGCAGCCGTTAAGAAATATAAACAAGATAAAAGTATTATAAACGAAAGTTCCATACCTGGTATTGATGAAATGGTGTGGAATAAAATGCCATGGGGTATTGATGCGGGTAAAAAACAACCTGGCATTAAATGGGCTAACCATGATACTCATATTCATTTTGGATTTACAAATGCCGAGGTTGCTGTTAAAGTAATTGAAAAAGCTAAAGAATTGGGATTACACGCTGGTGAAAACCCATACTCAGCTAAAGTACATCCAGTGCATGTGGATGATAGTCATCATTATAAAACGTTCAATCAAACTATAAATGGTAAAAAAGTAGGCGGTGGACTAGACGTTAGTGGAAATTCCCAAAAAATGGCGGAATTATTTAATTGGGTTTCAACCACATTAGGGGATGGTGGTTCAGTTACTATGGATACATCATATGTTGACGGATCTGATAGTTCAACAATGGAAACCATAACACCAAAAATGGCTGAACAAATGGTTCAAGATCTATCATCTAAAGGTGTAACATCCGATGAACTTAAAAAATATATTGACCCAGCAGTTTCTTCTGGGGGTGCTGCATCATTTACTGATATTGATTTAAATACAAATGAAGGTAAAGAAGCATACGCAAGAATTTGTCAAAACTATATTGATTCTAGAGATCCAAATGCTAAGGTAAATGGTAAGATGATGGCTGATAGTGCAGCAAATGCATTTAAAACATATAGAAAATATGTTCCACCTGAATTAGCATTGGCCCAATTAACTTTAGAAGGTGGTATTGGTGCTGACGATACTAGTAGACCAATGAAAACCAAAAACCCATTTAATGTTGGAAATACCGATAAACCATATCGTGACAACTATCAACCTACTTTTGAAGCGGGTGTAGATCTTTATTATAGTCTTATCGCTAGAAAATATTTAGTTAAAGGTAAAACAGCTAGTGATTTAGTTAATGATTTTAGAAATTCTGCAGGTAATCACTATGCTAAACCTGGTGCATATGAAGCAGGATTAAAAACATTATTGAATAGCATTAGAAGAAGAAATGCTTCAGTATATGCAGAATTAGCAAAACAAAATACTCAATCGGTAACCGAATCATTATTGTTAGAAGCGGATAAGAGACAAGCAATTATGAATGCCTTTGGTTTAAACCAATGGTGGGCTGATGAGTTTCATAGAATGAGTGATAAACTTTCTATTTGGATTGCTGATACATTTATTAAAGATTGGTCTAGCAAATCACAAGAGTTAGATAAAAAAGAAATTATATCCACGCTTAATAGACAACCAAACAATTTTGCTTGGAATGGTAGAGATGGTTATAAAGAAAAGTATGAATACATTCTACACTGGATTCGTGCACCAAGAAGAGAACCATTGAACATAAGGGCGTTATCATTCGAAGAAGCATATCAACAAGCACAAGAGTGGCATGAGAGTTTAAATTATAAAACACAATCTGATTATAACGAGACTGGTGATGTGTTTATTGATTACAGAAATGAAAGTGGGCAAGGTTACTATTGGGTGCACTTACACAAAAACTATTGTGGTGAGGAAGCCGATAGAATGGGTCACTGTGCAAGATCAAATAACGGGCAATTAATTTCATTTAGAAGAATAAACGAATTTGGTGAGGGGTCTTCATTATTAACAGTTGACTACAGACCAGGTGGTATCATTGGTGATTTCCATAGACATGGTAATAACAAACCTACTGCTCGTTTTCATCCACAAATTATTGACTTTCTTACTAATACAACATATCCTGTTACACAGTTAACACGTGAAGGTGTACACAGATATGAAGATAATTTCCAATTAGCTGATTTAACTCCAGCTCAAAGAGAAAGCGTTTATGCAAGAAATCAATCATTAAAATATAACATAAATGATCCTGAATCAGTTGTTAATATTGTTAATGCGATTTTAGGTGGAGATATTAATTTGAATCAATATCGTGGCGCTGATTTAGTGAAATTAATTAAGAAAGCTAAATCAATTAACAAGGCTGATGAACTTAAACAACTCTTTAATAAGCAAACAGTTATTAATTACTATGAAAATCCATCAAGAGATACTAAAGACAATGTAGCATTCTTTAATGAGTTTAGTGATTTGATAAACGAACATCTAATAGATAAAATAAATGAGCAGAAAGCTAGAGGTAATGGTATGCACATGTTCCAAGATATTTTACGTAACATATCACAAAACTTTTTTGAAGCATATCAATCATTCTGTGGGGTAATTGATTTTGGATTTAACGAATTTCCAGATAGACATGCTGAGATATTAGGTGGTAGAGCAATTAAAAGAACGATACTTTCTTGTACAAACTCTGTTGAATTCTTACATAGATACGTGGACAACAAACCTACAGATAGAAATGGTAATATGGCCGTTAAAACAGAAGAAGGTTTATGGGGTCTAGTTAACCAGAGTGGTGAAACTGTATTGTTACCAGCATTTTATGGAATCGTCGTTAACCCACGTGATAAATCAGGAAAAACATATCAGGTTGTAAATGCAAACAGAGATATGTTCGTACTTGATATTGAAAGTGGTGACGTTAAAAAATTAGCCAGAAAATAATTATTGATTTTCTTGATCAGGACTAAATCCATAAAGTTCATGGAACTTTGGATCAATAGCCGATTTATCTACTTTAGAAATAATATTAGATGCGTATAGAGAATTAGCATTAGATGGCATAACAATATGTCCATCTTCATGTACTTCCATACCGTCTTGATAAGGGAAACTACCATTGCTTCCATGTATAGTCCAAACTCTTTTTGCTTGGCTAATAAAAACATTTTTACACCTCAAGAATTGATTTAAACGATCTTTGGTTGTTTTAGTTTCCCAACCATTAACATCCACTGTGATTATATTAGCGTGATCAATTCTTAATATATCGGTTCTGTAATGTCTAATAGCTATATTGTGGTCGTTAATTTTTCTTAAAACTGTCTCATAACCAAGAGGTCTTTGATCTTTTTTACCTAAGTAATTGTCCAATGAATCAAAGTCTAAATTTGTACATTTTAGACTAGTTCCGCCCCATTCTTGCATATCTTGGGCTAATTGCTCATCCATTCTTTGAGCTTGGCTTTCCGTAATAATTAATTTAATTCCCATAATATCATAAATATCTAGAATTTTTTTTGTTTTTTAAAGATTATTACATATATTTGATAGCATATGGCAACTAAACAAGAATTTAAGATATATTGTGACATGGACGGGGTCCTTGTCAACTTTGATAAGGGATATTTCCAATTGACTGGTATTGATTCTACCGAAGATTTACCTAATAACCATACGTTTTGGGACCCGATAAACAAAGCCGGGTACGATTTTTGGTTTAATCTTGAATGGATGCCAGACGGTAAAAGGTTATGGAAGTATATTTCAAAGTATAATCCAGAACTACTATCCGCACCATCTCGTCAAGAAGATTCAAGAGTTGCAAAACACGATTGGGTTAATAAAGAATTACCCGGCGTGCATTTGATTTTAAGAAGTGCAAAAAACAAAAAAGAGTTTGCAGCGCCAAAATCTATTTTAATAGATGATAGAATAGCAAACATTAATGATTGGAGAGAAGCTGGTGGAATTGCTATTCATCATGTTAATACGAAACACACTATTGATCAACTAAAAAGTTTAGGGTTATGAATTTAGAAACGTACAAGGATAAATTATCCGAAGAAAGTCTTAAGTGGTTAGAGGAGTATAGAAAGAAACATCCATTCGATGAGAGAAAATATAAATCAGCACATAAAACTTTTAAGAAAATTAAAAGAGATAGACAAATGAGTTATTTAAAAAGTACATTATATGGGAACTAACTATTATAGAATACCTACCGTAGAGGAAATGGAGTCTCGTAAGCAAACTCTTATTGGGTTTGTTAACAATCTTGAATTGTCTCCTGAGAATATTGAAGGTGGATTTAAATTAATAAGTCCCTCAAAAGATTGGGAATGGTTTTCACCGTGGGAAATGTTTTTGATGGACACTAACGTTCATCTAGGTAAAAGAAGTTCTGGTTGGAAGTTTTGTTGGAATTTCCATAAAGACAAATATTATCATGATAAAGAAAGTTTATTAGAATTTATTCGTTCTGGTAGAGTTGTTGATGAATATGGTGACGAAATGAATGCGGAGGAATTTATCACAATGGCACTTGAATGGGGGCAACCGGATGGTTTAGTTGTTAATGAAATATACCGATTACAGCAACGCGCCAAAGGTGCTGGATCTTTCTTTGATAGACCTGAATATGACGATTTAATCATTGATGGTTTAAGGGTTTCAACATCAACTGAGTTTTGCTAAAAAAATTTAAATTATGTATATTTTAAAAATAATTGGTATAATACTATTATCATTCATTTTTAGTTTTGCCATGTGGTATTTGATTTTTTGGTTTGTTACCGCCGAAGATAATTTATTTGCTTGGGGCGGCTGGACCAAAGCGGCCTACTTATTTTTGTCTTTCCTGTCAATGAGCGGGATTGCAGATGAAACATTTAAAGAATTATAGTATGATAAAAATAGATAACGATATTAAAGCTTGGATAACATCCGACACACATTATAACCACACAAACATATGTCGTGGTGTGACTAACTGGAGAATGCCCGATGGATCAATACCAATCGCACAAACAAGGGACTATGAAACTCTTGACAGAATGAATAGTGCAATTGTAAACAACATCAACGAGGTTGTTGGTCAAGATGATGTGTTAATCCATTTAGGTGATTGGTCATTCGGTGGATTTGAAAACATTGAAGAGTTTCACGATAGATTGATTTGCAAGAATATACACTTAGTTCTTGGTAATCACGATCATCATATTGATAAAAATAGAGACAACATAAGAAGCAAGTTTTTATCTGTTAGTTGGTTTGAACAATTCTCATATCAAGGGGAAACTATTGAAGCGTGTCACTATCCAATATCAAGTTGGAATGGGCTTCGTAAAGGGCGTATTCATGTTCATGGGCATTGTCATTTACCGATGCACAAGAAGGTCAGCAATGGCAGAAGAATTGATATTGGTATGGATGGTAGCCCAATGTTTAGACCTTACGATTTAAAAGAATTGATAAAGTCAATGAAGAAATTTCCTATTGGTTCAGAGATGGGAGCTGATGATCATCATATGGATGAAATGTTAAATGTTGATCGATAATTTTTTTATTTGGAATTAATTAACTATATTAGTTTATAAACATAAAAAAGCATGAAAAAATTATTAGAAAAAATCAGAACATTTTTTGGTAAACTTTTTATTAAAAAAGTTGACAATAAGCCATACTATCATAACAATAAAAAAACAGATTTTAAAATATGAAAGAAATAATTAAAAAGGTGTTTAGTAAAAAGGTAACAACACCAGTATTTGTAATTTTTGGATTCATTGGGATTCTTAACTTTATAGTATTTCCTGGGTTAACAACAGCTGATACTGGATCTAACATTGTTTCGGCGTTACTTGCTGTTGTTACTTTGGCATTCCTATTTTATTACATTGACAGTTTTAAATTGATGGAACCACCAAAGGTTGAACCTGGTGAAACTGAATTGGATTATATTAATCCCGAAGAGTTAACCCCCAAAAGAAAAAGAAATAGTAAACAATTTCCGGAGGTTAAAAGTGAAGAACCGTTTGTAAAAACTAGAAAGAAAAAGAAATCGGAATTTCCTTTACCACCTCACCATCCAACTAAAAAGAAATAATATGGCAAGATTTAGAAAAAAACCTGTAGTAATAGATGCGGTACAATATGATGGTAATTTTAGAAGTTTAGATTGCTTCTCAATTAACGAAGTGTCGCATTTTATTGTTTCAAAAGATTCAGAAGGTAATCAGTGTATTAAGATACCAACATTGGAAGGTGAAATGATTGCATCAATTGGTGATTACATCATTAGAGGTGTGCAAGGTGAATACTATCCATGTAAACCTGACATTTTTGAAATGACTTACGAAATTGTAGAAAATTAAAAACAAAACAATATGGCTTTCGAATCATTTGAAGAACGATACGCCCGCCAAGAAAAAGAGCGGGAACAATTAAAATTAGAACAACAATTAAAAAAACAAAAACTCATGAAAACAATTGGTGCTGCGGTATTAGGATTTTTTACATTAACTTTTTTATTTTTCTCGTGTGAGAGAATTGATGCTGGTCACGTAGGTGTTAAAGTTAATCAGTATGGTGATAATAAAGGTGTGGATGATGTTGTTGCGGTTACCGGTATGGTATTCTATAATCCATTTACTACTACAGTTTACGAGTTCCCAACGTTTATTCAACACAAAGAATATAAAGGTGAAAATTCATTCGTTGTAAATAGTAAAGACGGTTCTGAATTTAGTGTGTCACCTATCATGAACTACTCAGTTCAACGAGATAAGGTACCAGCAATTTTCAGTAAGTATCGAAGACCGCTAGAAGATATTGAAGAGGGGTTCTTAAAGACAGCAGTATATGATGCGTTCAGATTAGCCACTAACAAATATACAGCAGATGAATTGATTTCAAACAGAGCTGTATTTGAAATTGAAGTTCGTAGATTATTAGATGGTCAATTATTAAAAGAAGGGTTTGTTATTAATCAGTTTACATCTAATTTGATTTATCCTGAAACGTTTAAGAAATCAATTGAGGCTAAGAACAATGCAGTTCAAGCAGCATTGAGAGCGGAAAATGAGGTTAAGACAGCAGAAGCTCAAGCTAAGATCAAAGTAGCAACAGCTGAAGGTAATGCTCAAGCAATGCTAACATCAGCAAAAGCAGAAGCAGAATCAAATAGAATGAAACAACAAACGTTAACACCATTGTTGTTGCAACTAGAATATATTAATAAATGGGATGGTAAGCTGCCAGTATATGGTACTGCGCCAATGTTATATAAACCCGTTAACTAATTTTATTAATTAGCATCAGTTATTTAATAACCCCGGATTTTATCTGGGGTTTATTTTATTAAAAAAGCTATTTATATTAAGATATGAGTGGAAATAAAATCGGGTGTTATAAACCCTGGGCGACATTATATTTTGAAAATAGCAGTAACAATGCTGGACCATGCTGTTGGTTAACAGGACCAGAGTATGGTAAATTAAATAACGATTCTAATCTTAGTGACGTATGGGGAACCGACGCGTGGGAAAAGCTTAGAAGAGATATGTACGAAGCTGATGGTGGATTACCAACACAGTGTCGTTTATATTGTAATGGTAAACAGACATATGTGAACCCATTATATCAGCAGTCCGTTATTGAATGGGCTATGAATGATAAGAGATGGGAGTTACCCCCACAAGGTTTAGCATTAACGGTTGCAAATGCTTGCAATCTAAAATGTAAGTTATGTTGGATATTTGATGACTTCGATTATGTTATCCCAATGGAAGGAGCTGAAAGAGTTATTAAACAAATTAGAGAGTCTGTTATTCCTGGTCAGGATCATAAATTTGCAATGAATCTCGCAGGTGGTGAGGTGTTCTATGCCAAGCCAATGAGAAAGTTGGTCTACCAATTTGCTGAAGATCCAACCCTTGGTGATGAGTTCCAATTTGGATTCATAACAAACTCAACAGTGTATGAAGAGAAGTGGTGGGACCTTATTAAAAATAAAAGACACGCTATCTGTGAGTATGTGACATCAGTCGATGGTTGGGATGCTGAAAGTTATAAGAACTATAGAGGTAGAGATATGTTTGATCAAGTTCTTACCAACGTTGATAAAGTAATCAAGTGGAGAGATGATCATATGGATACACATGGATATTTTAACATCTTTATCAACTCACTGATAATGACAAAGACATATCCACATCTAAAAGATATTATTGATCTGTGGTGGAATAGAAATGTTAAACTACAATTCATACCACTTATTGTACATTATAAGCCAGATGATTCTGAACAAGTATATAACATACCTGGAGTAAGAGAGGACTGTTTGGTTAAATTAAATGAGGCGTTAGATTATATTAATTCAAAAGAAATTACTGTTTGGTATCAAGAAGAAAACAGAAATTCAATTATTAGATCCCTTACAGATAACATTGAATATTTGGATAATCTTATCAAGGGATCACAAACACGATGAGGGTCTTAGTCTATTCAACACAGAGATGTGGAAGCACGGCTGTTATGCATTGGATATCAAAAGAATTGGATCTAACTCCTGTGTTTGAACCATTTATACCTTGTGGTGAAGAAGACTATCGACGTTATAATAATAATTGGATAAATGATTTGGATACTTTCAATAGATTAAAACATATTGTTGCTAAAGTTATTCATTACAATTTAGATGAAATTATTCACAAAGATAATATTGAAAGAGATTTTTTTTCTAAGTTTGATAGGGTTATTGTTATTTATAGAGAAAATATAAGAGATCAAGCAGAAAGTTTATTGATAGCCGCTAAACGAAAAATATCATTTGGTGAATATAATTTAAAAAAAGAATTATCTGATTTAAATCCAGATCATATTGAGGAGACATCTAATATTATGTTAGAACAGACGGAATCTTTACTATCATATAACAATTGTTTTAAGATAACCTATGAGGATATTTTTATTAGAAAAGATTACAATAAACTTATTGAGTACCTAGGTATAGATGAACCAAAACATTTAGATCTATTTAATCCTAAAAACAAATACGGAAAGTAGATTTTGTAATGTGGGTTTAAAATGTTATATTAAATAAAAAGAAACCGTAATGACAAAAATTAGCATTTACTTAGATGATATAAGAACCCCAACAATTGAAGGGTGGAAAGTAGTCAGAAACTATGATGAGTTCGTAAGCACAGTAATGCATCATGGGCTAGAAAATATTGAGGTGATATCCTTGGATCATGATCTTGGTGACCAGGCAATGGTAGAATATTATACTAATGTTAAAAATAATTACCAACTTGACTACTCAAACATTCAAGAAAAAACTGGTTATGATTGTTGTAAGTACTTGGTTTCCAAGAGCATGGAGACCGGAATTCCATTACCACAAATCTATGTACACTCTGCGAATCCAATAGGTAGCGCTAATATGATGGGGTATATTAATAACTACTTCATGAATTCTAGGCTCCCTCAGACCTGTGTTAGAGTCAATATTCCTCACATAATAGAAGAAACTTTACAGTTGTCTCCAGAAGCTAGAAAAGCTAAATGGGATAGATCAAAATAATTTTCTTTATTTATTTTTTTTATTAAAAAAGTTTTAATATTTTTACACTCGAAAGATATTCACATTCATGAAGAAAAGCGTCATTGATAATAAAGCCTTGTTTGTAAAGTACCAAATTCCGTTCGAAGATGCAACGGATGAGTCTATATATGTCAAGACTAAAAATTGTCAATACGAAATTGATTTGAATACTTTTGCCAATAACAAATTTATTTTTAGGGTTTTAAATCTAACAAAAAAAACATCAAAGTTTGTTTCAAAAGACACATTCTTTAGGCTGATGTGTGATCACTTTAAATTACCCTTTGAACATTGGGATAAGTCAGTTAAAGATCAAGAATTAACAGCAACAAAAGAATCGCCGAAAGAAATTATTATTGGTGAAATATACACAACAACTTGGGCCAAGCCATTTGCGGTGTGGAAACTTAAAGACATTATCGGTGAAACGGATGTTGTTTTAACATCACCAAAAACTGGTGTGGATTTAACTTCAAAGCTTTCCGAATTAAGAGTGTGGGCAAACAGATAAAATTAAAATTACAAATATGAAAAAAATGTTTTTTGATCTTGAGACGACTGGTTTAGATAAAGTTGTCAATGGTATTCATCAGATCTCTGGTTGTATTGAGATTGATGGAGTAGTTGCTGAATACTTTAACTTTAAAGTGCAACCTAAAGAAGGTGCTGTCTATGATCCAGAAGCATTGCGTATTGGTAATGTTACTGAAAGTGATTTGAAAGCGTATACACCAATGAAAGAAACATATCATGCTTTTATAAACATGTTAGCAAAACATGTTGATAGATATGATACTGGAGATAAATTCTTTTTAGTTGGGTATAATAACGCAGCATTCGATAATCAATTTCTTCGCCAATGGTTTGCTGATAATGGTGATCAATATTTTGGATCATGGTTTTGGCCAAACACATTAGATGTTTATATTCTAGCAACACAACATCTCTTAGAAGAGAGACAGAGTATGAAAGATTTTAAATTAAAATCTGTTGCGGCTCATTTAGGTTTACTTATTACCGAAGATAAACTTCACGATGCTGAATATGATATTGAACTAACAAGAAGTGTTTACCGAATTGTTACAAATCAAATAGCACCAAAGCAAGTAAGTTTTGCTGCTTTAGATGAACTACCATTCTAATTTTAAAATAGATAATATGATTTACGTAAGTATTGATATCGAGACTTCTGGTTTGAATCACGATATGAACCATGTCTTGTCGATTGCCGCAATCGTTGAAGATACAAATAAAAAGTTACCATACGAAGAACTACCTAAGTTCAACGCAATAGTACTTCAGAATAATATTCAGGGGTCCCCAAGAGCAATTACAATGAATAAAGATATTATTTCTTTGATGGGTGATTATCTTGAAGGCACAAACGAAACCAGAGAACTTCTAAATAACAATAGTGGGTACAATTTTTATGAGGAAGAAGACGTTGTTAAAGAGTTTTATATGTTTCTTTGGTGTAATGGATTTGGTACTTTAGATTCAGCATCAACTCATGTGAATGGTAAATTAACTCCTATCATTGATAGTAGAACTAAACCAATCACATTAAATGTTGCAGGTAAAAACTTTGGTACATTTGATAAGTTGTTCTTACAAGAACTTCCTTGGTGGCAGAAGTTAATTAGAACTCGCCAAAGAGTTTTAGATCCAGCAATTCTATGTGTTGATTGGGTAAATGATAGTTCATTACCATCACTTACTGTTTGTAAGGAACGCAAAGGTGTTCAAGGTATTGTCACCCATAATGCATTGGAAGATGCTTGGGATGTTATTGAAATTTTAAGAAAGTTTTATTAGGATGACTAAAAAATATGAAATGTTTTTTGTATCAGAACCAGGTGATGATATAAAAATTGATGGTTGGTGCCCTATTGATGTCAATAGGTTAAATAATCCAGAGAAGTTAGATGATTTTATTTCTGCTGGGATTATTAGAGAATATTTTTACTGCAAGAAAATAATGGATGGTTCTGAAACAGAAAGATGTTCAGATCAATGCGGACGTTGTGGTAGATACGAAGACGAGTTAAACAATATTTCTAACCCTAAAAAATAAATGAAAAAAACTATTGTATTAGCGTTGTTATTGGGAGTGGTAACACCGGCTGTGGCGATTCGTGAGAGGTATAAAATAATGATTAGACAAGATTTTGAAGGTAGGAATTGGTACTATCCAATGAAAAAAACCAATACTGGTTACATATTTAAAACCTGGGTGATTGCTTGGCCATCCCTAACAGAAGACGGTGCTAAAAAAACAATAGATGATTGGAAATTTGATGACGAGCAAACGAGGTTAATGAATAAGAAAAAGTACATTTATATTAATTAATATGAAAAAACTACCCCCCATATGGTTATGTAAACTCCTCAGTATTATGTCAGCATTTATACTGGGGGGTTTCTGTACTCAGGAGTATAAGTTTAACCAACCTGTGGAGTTGTATAAGTACTTATTTACCTTTCTTTTAGGTTATTTATTCTACTTACTTGGCGAAAGAAAAGAATAGTGGATATTTATATTTATGAAACTTACAGAAATAGCCAAGACAGTAATGAACGAATATAGTTACAACGGTAAATACGAAGGGGACGAGATCCGTGTTGGCTCATTTTCTAGAAGAAAACTACCGTCTCCAGTTCTGACTAACGTGTTAAGAGCAATATCTCAAAAGGTTTACGGTACAGCAACAAAAGCCAAATATCTTAATGGTGAATACAATGATATTGAAATAAAACTATTTGGCCAACTTATCTCAGCCCTTAACGGGACCTATTAAAAAATATTTTTTGATTTCACAAAATACCATATATTTGTTAAAATAAATTTCAAGTATATGAGTAAAGAAACCGTGATCAAAATCAACCCCTACGTTTTTCCTGGAATTAGGAAAAGAGATCTCCCAAGACAAAAGTTTCCCTTTTTATTTGACGATTCAAAAGAGCCAGAGAAGGTATTCACAATGACTGACATGGATATACTCAATATTGTTTCAGAAACATGTGGTGTCACTGCTGAACAAGTTATATCTCAAATGAGAGATCGTAATATTGTAGATGCAAGAAAGATATTCAGTGCGGTTATGAAAAAGAAGAAGAAATATGCGTTGGTAAAAATTGGTAGGATAATTGGTGATAGAGACCATACAACTATTAGACATGAGGTGATTGAATATGAATCATTATATCGACATGAAGATGCATTTAAATTTAAAGCAGATGCGGTAATGTCTGCATTGGATATAAAAACATTGTAGATATTTTTTTTATTGGAAATTTTTAAATATATTAGATTACAGCGATAAGCTCTTCGGGGCTTATCATTTTTAAGTAATTTAATATATGAAACAAAAAGTTATTTATTTAAGCGCCGCACAAGTACTATACATCTATGAAGATTTGAAGGCGAATGGATATTACGAATTCTACATTACACTAAAGATAATTGACGAAGCTCAATTAGATTACACTTTTCTAGCAAAACTATCTTGGAAAGATCTCCTATCTGGAGACGAAGTTGTTGATGTTAGTGGAATCAAAAATAAAACATATTACTTAAGCGAAGATCTTCGTGATGAAATAGGATCTGTATTAGAGATTATGAATGTATATAATCTTAATGATAAGATTATTAAAACATCTGCAAGAGAATTAATTAAACATCTTTGTACGTATGAAAGAATACGCCACTACAAAGAATCTTTTGGTAATTTCAGAATAGATTTTTTTAGAGAATACAGTGTTGATGTAAATGGTATCAAGACGTATATGATGAGAACCATCGACGACCTTGATGATATCATAACCGGTGATGAAAACATTTCATTATGTTTTTTATATGTCGCCACTTTCTGGGACAAATTTCATGATAAGAGGCCAGAACAATTCAAACTAAACTGGCCAGATAAGAAAATAGGTATATCTAAAGTGATAGAAGAACGTATGGATAATCTATCAAAAGATAAAAATCACGGAGGAACATTATCACCACTGTATGTTAAAGCGTTGAGGGCTTGGGTGCTTCCAACGAAGTTATGTAAAGAAACTGAAAGAGTTCTACACAAATATTTTGAAGAAAGAAAATCTGATAACGATTTGTATCTTATGGGTAGAACCGAGGGAGAGTGGTTTACCGATTACTCCAATGATTTAATTCCATATGTTGAGAAGCATATGAAAAAACTAAAACGCCAGGGCCACCAGGTTATTAAAGTGGATATAAATGAAACTAATGATGATGTTTCATATGTGTATGAATTAAAGAAATCATTTAAAGATCAACTAATTATAGAAGAGGTTTCAGAGGGGATTAAACTACAAATGTAGTAGCAGGATAAAACTTTTTTATAAGGATGATACTTTTTCTTGACTTTTACATATTTATTAAGTATATTAATTAATATAATAATAAAATTCATTTTTAAACAAAAACAATGGAAACAAAATTTAATTTATCACTGGAAAACATTCCTGGAGAAATCTGGTTACCGGTGAAAGGGTTTGAATCCCACTACTTAATCTCCTCTGAAGGGCGCTTAAAATCATTATCAAGAACAATTCCTCACAACCGATTCAAAGGTGTGATGGTTAACAGGGTTGAGCATATCATGAGACCAAAAGTCATGAAGACTACTGGATATGCTAACTATCAATTAAGAATAACTAATCAATATGGTAAAGCAGTTACAAAAGTTGCTACCGTACACAGATTTGTTGCAGAATATTTTATTGCAAATCCATTTAATAAACCACAAGTAAACCACAAAAATGGTGACAAGTTGGATAACAGAATGGCTAATTTGGAATGGGCAACCAGAAATGAAAACGCTAGACATTCACATTTGGTTCTAGGTAACCCATCGACAGTGGGTAAGAAAATCTGGAGAAGTAAAATAGATGGTTCTGATTACCAGACATTTGAAGCAATTTATGCTGGTATGAGAGACATTTTAGGTGATGTTCATAGCCGTAAAATTAGAGACAAGAAATGGAATATTAGAAGAGCTATAAGAAAAAACGGAACAGCATATGGTTATAAATGGGGTTATGTTTATGATGACGATGCTCCTCAAAAAGCAATTTCAGCACTAGAGTCCATGATCAATAAGCTCAGAGGATTTATTAAATAATTTTTTAATCTATATTAAAATTATTTTTTTTAAACCCCCTCGAATTTCGGGGGGTTTTTTTGTGATATCACAAAAAATGTATACATTTGCTTATAAAACAATAAAAACATGAACAAACCTACCTTTTTAGATGAACTGTTAAAAGATTTTGAAGATCTGAAAACACATCCAATTTATTCTAAAATGCCACCAGTCATTTTTGATGATTCAATAAAACTCCTTACTAAACTTGCTAAGGGTGAATGTACAATAGATACCATTTTAGATGGTGCAACAGATAGAGAAAAGAAATCATATCATTTCTTATTAGCCGCTGTTGATAGTGTTGAAAAAATTAAAGAGGCTATTTCATCTCCAGACGTGTTAGAAAAAATGAGAGAGAATAGTAATTCTTTTATGTTAAAAGTTGTTGATGGTGATATTGAAACTCCAAAAGAACTTTCTAAAATTTATATTGACAAATATAAAGAAACAATGTTAGAGAAAGAAAACTATGAAGAACTAGAAAGACTAAAAAAAGCAAACAAGATTTAATAATAAAACCTATACTATGAGAACATATCAATTTAGTTCAGCGATAACAAGATTCGGTCCGATTCTTACGCCGGAGAAATTAATCATTAATGATCAATTTGTTATCTGGTCACAAAACAAAGGTGCAACTAGTTTATTTTTGGCTAGTAGTAAAATTATTATTCCAAGAAACACTATATCAGCAATTGAACTTGATGGTGGGTTAGTTGGTACAGATGTTTATATATTTAGTTTCGGTGGCCAGCACATTAGATGTAAGAACTTTACAATCAGTGATGCAAAAGCTATTAAACATATCTTAACAACACAACCATAGTATGCTTCAAACTCTAGATTTATTTCCAACTAAATTATTCATTAAGAATGTACAATTAGACAATCAAAAGATGATTGAAGAATTGTATCGCTTAAGAGTTTCAGAGAACAAGCCGACGCCACCTAATTCAAATCCATGGCAATCGGATAGACACATTGATACTAACGAATCATTCTATGATTTGGTTTCGTCTTTGAAGTTAATGGTGTGGCAAATATTCAATTCTAATTGTAAAATATTAGAAATGTGGGGAAGTATCTATGAGAAGGGTCAATATAATAATGTACATAATCACCCACCATTGAATGCATCATATCATGATAATCCATTGTGGGTTGGAGCGTATTATTTAAAGACATCTAATAATAGTGGTGGATTTAACATCCATTCACCGGTTAACTGTTCAAATAGAGAAACATTCTTCCCGAAAGAAGGTGACTTCTATATTTTTAATTCAACAACTTATCATAGTGTTCATCCTAATGATGAAGATACTAATAGATTGTGCGTTGCTTTTAATTTAGAATTAATAAATGGATAAAAAAAGATTGGTAGTATGTGGTGATAGTTTTATGTCACCAACAAGTAATTTACCGGGTACACATTTTTCTGAAATAATATCAGAAGAATTGAATATGGAACTAATTCCTTTGTCTCGTTCGGCCATGAGTAACGGTGGAATAGTTTCACAGCTCGAGTATGCATTGACATTAGACCCGTCTTTTATATTGTTTAATACAACCTTTGCTGATAGAATCGAGTTTACATTAACGAATGATAATCTTTTGGATGGTGATCGTGATTTGACTTGTAAAGATTTCTATTATGGTGAAAGAAAAGATTATAGTTGTGATCTTATGCGCGATAACGTTCCATTAATTGGTTCTGAATCAATTGAATCTTTGGTTAGGAATGATGGTTTCTTTAAAAGTAAAATGGAATCTGCTAATTTATTTTTAAATAACATTTATAATAGAAGATGGAAGATACAAACAGATAAGCATCTTATATATTCAATCACACACAGAATGTTTTTAAAAAGAATACCATTCATATTGATGTTGGATATTATAAATGCAGGAGAAAACATGGCGTGGTTACCGGAAACACATCGTGGATTTGATTGGACTATGTTGGATAACATAAGATTACTTAACAAACCAATTAACTACTCAGATCCTGGATATCACACAACTGTTGAGGTTCAAGAAGTTGTTGCAAAACACACAATAAAAAAAATTAACTAAATGATAGACAATTTAGAACTTATTAAACCGTTATTAAACTTTGAAGATCATGAAGATTTCTATATGCTTTATGTTTTCAAACGCAAGAAGGACCAACCAGAAGGAGAAAGGGATAACCATCAATCGGTTAGAACTATTAAATCATATTGCATAACATCAATTGCATATCTCGATATGCGATATGATGAGATCAAGATGTTATGTGAGGTGTTTAAGGCAAGAGCATATATCCACATACAGAAACAAAACCATAAAGATGTTTCTCTGGAAATGATGATGTCTTTATCACAAAGATTGGTTAATAAACAAAACAATCAAAAGAATTTATTTGATAGTGTTGTTGGTCAAATGAGAACACTTGAGAAGAGATGGGTTGTTGATATTGATCAGAAAGAAATATCGCCATTGATGATTTCACATATTGAATATGTTTGTAAACCAATCACCGAAATCAGTTTTGATCAAGCGGGAATGCCAAACGGATATGAGAGTGGGCCCAAAGTGGAAGCAATCATTCCAACAAAGAACGGACATCATTTAATTACAAAAAGATTTGATGTACAAGCATTTAAAGAAAAATACCCAGATGTTGATATTCAAAAGAAGAATCCAACATTATTATATTATCCAAACTCATTAGATCAAAATGCAAACGTTTAAGTATTTTCCAAAGAACATTTTTAAAGATAAATGTAGATTAGAAATGGGTTCAACATTTATTTTTAAAGGTTATTATTGTATTGTGACTCGATTAAAATTTAATTGGTTTGAATTTACTATTCAGGAAAATAATAGAGTTTGTCATATGAGTTATAAGTTTTATTTAACAACACCGTCTGCTGCTGGTAGAAAACTAAATCGATAACATGGAACAATTCAATTACGTTATAGCAAGAAGATGGGAAAAAGAAAAGAATCAGTTAAATTGCTACACATATTTTAACACGGTTTTCTATGGAGATATGGAAGATGCTAGAAATACTTTAGAGTTCATTCGTGGCAGAGCAGATGAAGATAAAGCACATGAATTTGAGATTTATAAAATAGGTGACGAGCCTTTAAAATAAAACAATATGGATATCAATAACAAACTATTTTTTTTTAGTATTAGGAAAGCTAAAGATTGTTTATTCTCTAGAAGAAACGGTTACCAAGGTGTTTTATTATTTGGTTACTCAATTTATTTTACTTTTAAAAAATAACATAATCATGAGATTATTTGAATACAAAGAACTAAACAAAAAAGAGCATTACATAACAACAGAGGATTTAAATCGTCTTGGTCAAGAAGGTTGGGAGCTTGTTATGTGTGATTCCGGTAACTATATCTTTAAAAGAGAGATCACCGATACATTGAAGAACGATCCGTGGGGAGACATTGGAACACCAAGATATAGACCTAACGGCGAATAAACTTCCGACTTTGGCAGCATTTTACTACCGAGTTTGGCCAAAAATTCACACCACATATATAGTGGGCGTATATTTATTATTATGAAAAATCAAACATTAAACGAAGAATTATCCCGTATTAAGAATATCATGGGTGTGGCGATCAATGAATCGCCAGATAGACGCGAACCAGAACCACCATCTGATGAAGCCAGAGAGATAGCAAAGAAAGTACTATCAGATGTTATGAATCGTGAAGTTAAATATCTATTTGACGATTACGATTTTAATAATGGCGAGATAATGATTTCATTTGGCCATGATGATGGTGAAACTGTAACTTATTATTTAGACACAGATGTTACTTCTCATTCATCTTTTACACCAGGACGTAGCCACATGCCAAACGGCGATCCAGGTTATCCTGATGAAGGTACAGATGCAGATTACGATTTAGGGGTTAGCATGGTTGAAATCGAAAATAATGGCGCTATTGTATATAAAGGAAAAGATTTCACCGACATTATGGATATGCCATTATCAGATGAAAGTACAGTTGGCGATAGAATACACAATCAATTTGATGAGAAAATTAGAGAATGGGAATCAGAATATGATAGTGAGCCGGACTATGATGATTACAGATATGAAGATTAATATTGGTCCAAAATAAAAAAACCCCTTTAATAAGGGGGTTTTTAATATATGTCCATTAACAATTAGAATATTGGATCTGTACAGTTTCTTCTTCTATCTGGGTTATTACGTAACCAAGACTTAACTAGGTAATAGATGATAAACCCTAAGATTATTGCTGACATAGCAATGAATAAAGCCCAACCTAATGATACACCGAATACCATTGTGGTAGATAGAGCTGCTTGTTCTTGCATTTCATCTTTAGATGCCATCGCTTCTTTAATCTTTCTTTTTTCTTGTTTCAATTGATCAGGAGTAGCTTTTTTCATTGCTTCAACTATCTGTGCAATTTTACTCTTACCTTCTTGACCAAATTTTTGTTCGATTTCAGGACCAACTTGTACAGCTGGTGCTTGATCTGATTGTGCTTCACAAGAGATTTCTTTATATTCCTGAACGGTTAACTCTTCATCAGCTTCTTGGTTAAAAGCTTCTGTATCTTGTTGCCATAAAGCCATCATGTTGCTTTCATCTTCATTTATGTTCATGATTTGCTTTATTCTACTAATCTGCTCGTTTAATGTTTTCATTATATATCTTTTATAGTATATAAATATAGTTATTTTTTAAATGATATAATAATTTGGTAATAAATTTTTGTTTATAAGGTGGCTATTTATCTGAATGAAAGTAGACGCGTTGTTTATTAGTGATGTTCATCTTGGATCAAAAGGATCCAATGCTGAGGAGGTTTTAAACGTTTTAAAATACTATCAACCAGAATATCTATTCTTGGTTGGGGATATTATCGATGGTTGGTTATTAAAACGTAAATTTCGCTGGCCCCAATCTCACACAAATGTATTAAGAAAGATCTTATCCTATTCAAAGAATGGCACAAGGGTCATATATATTCCTGGTAATCATGATGAGTTTTTAAGAGAGTACGGAGAATTCTCTTTTGGAAACGTTGAAATTCATAATGAGTATATATGGAAGCAGACCTTTATTACTCACGGTGATTTATATGATGGTGTCGTAAAATTAAAGTGGTTGGGGGTTCTAGGTTCTATTGGATATGATATGGCCATTTCTATTGATAGACAATTAAAGAAAATGGGTATGAAACGTTCTTTATCTAAGTTTTTAAAGAACAAGGTAAAAGAGGCGGTTAAGTTTATTACTCAGTTTGAAGTAGAACTTGTTCGTCAGGCTAAGAAACATCATTGTATAAATGTAATGTGTGGCCACATTCATCATCCTGATGATAGAATGATTGATGGTGTTAGATACTTAAACACCGGGGATTGGATTGAAAATAACAGTTACATTATTTATAAAAACGATGAGTTCATCTCTAAAAGATATTCTGACCATAGTCATTCCAAGTAAGAATGAATCCAGAAACATATACGATTGTGTTTATCACATATCGAAGCAAGCCAACATTACTGGTACAAAAATAATCATTGCAGATGTGTCTGATGAAAAGGATTCTATTAACTGGATTCGCAGAACCTGTGTTGATTTTAATTACACGTTAAAGATAAAAGTTATCAAAGGTGGATACCCAGCAGAGGGAAGACTAAATGGATCAAAGCTAGCGTCTACCAAATATGTGTTGTTTATTGATGCGGATGTATTTCTAACAAACAAACATATTATATCTGAAGTTATAAAACATGAAAAAGATCTAGCGACAGTTCCTTTCAACACAGATAAACCATATAATATTGTTTTTAGATTCTTTGATTTATTCCAATATCTTGGATCAAAACTTGGTTCCCCATTTGCAATAGGTGGGTTTCAATTATGGAACACTGAAGCCTACTGGTCAGTTGGTGGATATAATCCAGAGGAAAGGTTCGCAGAAGATTATTCTATATCACAAAAAGTTATTTCAAAGAACTTTAAAGTGGTTAATATACACGGAGCTTATACATCCGCAAGAAGATTTCAAAAGAAAGGAGTTCTATGGATGTTTAGTATTATGATTAAGAGTTATATAAACAGAAAGAAACCAGAATTCTTTAAACATCATCACAACTACTGGACTTAATGCAAACAATATATCCCTGGATTTTTTCGTTTACTATTGTTGGTGTATTCGTTATATTACAAATAATAGTAAATCAGTTAAATGGCAAAAAAACAACTACAGAAATTCGTTAAGGAATGGAACGAAGCAACCCCGTCAGAAGTCTTTGAGGGTGTTAGAGATAACTTTATCTTTGGATTCTTAGGTGCAACCATTGTTGTATTCATATCCACTAGAGCCGATCTAATGGTAATTCTTGGTTATCTGGCTTACTATTTCTTTATGGGTAGGATTGTAAACCGCCCAAAGTATGTAACTGATCTAGGTAAGTTGATCGTCTTTCCTATTCCATCCGCATTTGGTGCATTTGCGGGGTATAAGATATCATATCTCCTTCAAGGCTTATTAAATCATGTGTGATATTTATAACATATGAAGATATTAATTACAGAAAGTCAATTAAAGAATCTACTGTTAGAAGAAGATAAAACCTCAATTAATGAAGAAGATTCAAACGAATTATTACGTTCTATTTACTCTTTAGCTAAAAATAATAACGGTCTTTTTAAATCTGAGAAGCAAGCACAGTTTCTTAAACGACAGATAGATTTTAGAGACGGTATAGTCGGAAGTCAAGAAATGTATGGTAACTCAGTATCTGTGCGTGCGGAATATGATGACAAAGGAATCACAAAGATATACACACACTCTCATAAGACTAACAGAGACGTGGTAAAGTTTATAAGAATATCTGATGAACAGTTTAAAGATAATCAAGATAGGTTTATATCAAATCGAAATGCTGAGATTGAAAAAGCTAAATCCGGTATAGTACAGAACATACAGCAACGTATTGATTTGTTAAGAAACGATATAGCCGAATTAGCAAATGAGATAGACAATGATCCGTCAATGGCTATAATCCTTAACAAACATATTGATAGATATCGTTTAGAATTGGTAGACTTAGAACGTCAACTAGCAGAGCTTTAACCGAATAAACTACCCAACATCTAGGATTGATTTCTCAATTGAATTGATTGAGTATGGATTATCATCCCCACCCATCATATTGTATTTGTCTTGAATAATCTTTTTAAGTTCACCGCCTAATCCAAGTGATCCATATATTCTTGAATCGTCCAGATCAACTTGTTGTTCCATAAATTGTGGAAGAATACTTCTATAATAATTTACTAATGAACTCTTTAATCCCTTTTTTATACCGTAGTCAACTTCCTGAAAAGAAATTTCAACGTCTTCACCACGTCTAGCTCTTTGTATTTTATTTAAAACTATTGAACTTAGATTTGCTTTATCTTTAATTCGGTAAAACTCTGTATGCGAATACTCACCCCCATGTTTTGTCCTTCTTAATCTAATAAGTTCGTTGATTTCATTGTCTGGAATATCAAAAGTCATTAACTCATGAGTTAAATTTCTATATGTTTCTTGTTCCAATTCTCTTAGGTTTACGAAGATTTTTTTAAGCGCGATTTTAACGTCATTAGTTTTCTTTACTCTATTAAAGAATCCGGCGTGAATTAAATTTATTTTTCTAGAACCATTAATAAACACCTCATAACCACCATCTCCATCAGAATATTCTTGAAACTTTATCCAAACATAATTCTGTAAGAATTTAATCATGTTTGCTAATTTCGTCACAAGAACATTTGGATTGACATCACTTAGATCATTGAGATATTTGGTGAATAAATCTTTATATGTATTCGTAAGAACTTGAAGTTTTTCTGAATGAAACACATTGAAATTATAATCCTCTTCTTGCATATACAAACCAATGTCGCCCACAATACTTTTAACAATATCTTTGACGGCCCTTTGATATGTCCAATTTTTTTCACCATTGGTCATATCCTCATCGTCAAGCAATTGGTTAATATCTTTAATTAGTTTATCAACGTTTTGTTTATCCCTTTTAATCCTTTCTAATTCCTTATTAATTGATTTAAATTTAGGATAAACGCCAATGCTATTTAAATAGTTTATAACATTATCTATGTGAGTATCATCCATTAAATGTGACGCACTAATCTGATCCCCATTCATTGTAAAGCCAATCATAACATAGTTTTCATCAACGTTTTCATCAAAGTTAAAAAATACATATTGATTTCTGTTGTCAGCGGTATAGTTGGCATATTGTTCTTTACTATCATAGATACACCAAGATGGCGAACCAATAAGTCTTAGCCCCTCAAATGAATTAACTAATACCAAAAGCTTTTCGTCTTTATCATAAACAACTTTTAAGTCGTTACTTGATTTGACTTTTTCCATAATAGAATCATATGAAACACCAAGTTTATGAAATTTAATAAATGATGTTAAATAATTCTTAAGGTCTTGGGGTGTTTTATATCTGCTAAGTTTGCTTTTGAATCTGGTTTCAGCCGCTGTGCCTTCAATCTCTCTAAAGTAATAACTAATTTCCACGGACAAATCATTCCCACCCTCAATAAGTCTGGTTCTAAGATTTTTATCAGGGATTATATTATAGAATTTCTTAAGATTCTTTTTATGTTGTATTAGATTAATATCCTTTTCTAAATCTAATAAATCAATATACTCAGTTAATTTCTTTGGTAAAAGAGATAGGTCTTGTCTATTGGCTTTTAATTTTTCATATATATGGGTTGAGTGAGCCCAAAGTCTTTCAAGATAATGAACTTTATTTTCGGGGTAATCAGTGATTATTTTTTGAATATCACTATGGTCATTTAAAGTATTATATACAAGATTTATAATAATACCCAGAAAGCCGATAGAGTTATCGGCTGCCAATCTTTGTTTGAACGCAACGTAATCTGGATCATCAAGGGGAACTTGGATTATTTTTAGGATTTTCTCAGCTTTCGCCACGTCTTCCATAAGCATTAATTGTTCCGCAAGTATATTCTTAAACTTCATCACATATAAATATAGAAATATTATATAAACCATGCGGGTATTTCCGCATTTTTCCATGTGCTAAACGATCTTTTCTCACCCATGTAGTAGTTTCTATAGGATTGAACGTGACATGCTTCTTTGTATTCATCTGGCATGGCCAGCGGCGGATCGCTAAATGTGTTGTTTGGAATATCCGGGTGATTATCCGCACACCATAACAAAATATCATAAGTCTTATGGGTTTTACCATAACGATTATTATATTCCCAGCATAGATTGATGGCCATTTCACATAACCACATGTAGTTATTCAAGTCACTACGGACCCATATACTACTTGGATGATTCTTGTGGGATAGTTTATATGGTGCTTCTGATCCGGTTACCCAGTGTGAACCACATAATAACTGCGCTGATTCAAGAATCATTTTGACTACGTGCTTATCATTATGATACTGTGCACATTTGCTGGGGTTTTTATCTAAATAGAATATATTCATAACTCAAAACTATAAATAATTTATTAATATACCAAAAAAGTAAACAAATTTGTTTATTTATTATTTTTATATTATATTAGTATATGGTAAAGATAGAAAAACTTGATATGGAAAGAACCGAACTGATAAGAAAGATCGGTAAACTATTCCCAAATGGTAAAGGTGTTGAGGTTGGAACGTTCAAAGGAACATTCGCCAGGGAGATACTTCTCAATTGGACTGGTCATTTATATATGGTGGATGTCTGGCGTGGGTTGAGTGATAATGAATATCAAGATGGAAGTAATCATTACAGTCATAATGATGCATTCGAACTAACCATGCTCAATATTGATGGTTTCGAGGATAGGGCCACAATGATTAGAACAAAATCTACACAAGGCGCGGATCTATTCCAAGATAATTCCCTGGACTTTGTATACATCGATGCCAACCACGCATATGATTATGTTGTGGAAGATATGGAAAAATGGTACCCCAAAGTTAAAAATGGTGGTTATCTTATTGGTCATGACTACCTTGATATTGATTGGAATAATAATGAATTCAAACTACTGAATAATGGAAAAGACATATATCTGGATAAACCTCTAGAAGGTCAAGAGTTCAATGCTCAAGGTGTATTCGGTGTTAATCCAGCGGTTCACGAATTCTGTGAGAAATATAACCATACCGATCTAAAGTTAACAAATGAATTTTTCTCTAGTTGGATAATAAGAAAATGATATTTATAATATAAACAAATACTATGGCATATTCAGATAAGGTCTTGGACCACTACTCAAACCCTAAAAACGTAGGAACACTGGACAAATCTAAATCAAATGTGGGTACCGGGTTGGTTGGTGCTCCTGAGTGTGGTGATGTAATGAGACTACAAATTGAAGTGGTTGACAATATTATAACCGACGCTAAATTCAAAACCTTTGGGTGTGGTTCAGCAATTGCATCTTCTTCAGTGGCAACAGAATGGCTAAAAGGTAAAACCATAGATGAAGCTATAACCATTGATAATATGGATTTGGTTGAAGAACTTAATCTCCCACCCGTAAAAATACATTGCAGTGTTCTTGCTGAAGACGCCATCAAATCAGCAATAAACGACTATAGAAAGAAACAAGGATTAGAACAATTGGTCTTTGAAGAAACACATATCTAATGG